ATGAACAGCGCTATCTTGATCCCGGTTCGGACTGAAGATCTCGCCCATGCCTTGATCGGGCTGGACGAGAGCGGGATCGTCGCCCTGGTGACGGCCATTATCGGCCGTCGCCAGGGCGATTTGTTTGTTGTGCTCTCCGGCCTGCAGTCGGCGGCGATCGAGCCGCTCGCCCGGGTCGATGTGGATCGGATTATCGACGAAATCCAACATGCAGCTGACCAGGATGCGGGCGATGCTGGGGATTTTGGAGGTGAGGAATGATCGACGTTACCTCCCTTCAACAACTGGATGAGAAAGATGTACAGATTCAGGCGCTCCAGGCCGAAGTCGCCCGGCTCCAGGTCCTGGTGAATGAATACGACCGGCTCTCCGACCAGATCGGCGTCGAGCTGATGACGGCCGATGAGCAGGCGAAGATGGAAGCGGTCGCGCGGGCGTTGGTGGATTGGTACGACCATTCTACCGGTACAAATTATCGCGCGCTGCAGCGCCAAGTTGAGGTTGCGCGCGGGCTACTGCGGTTGATGGATGTGCGGCGATGACGAACATTAAGCTTGCCATCAGCACTCACGTTCGTCTGGAAACCGGCGAGTGGGTTACGTACAAAGACCTGAGCGAGCGGTATGTTTGCCCGGTCTGCGGTCTGGCTCCCTCTGTGAATTTCGACGGGAAGCGACACTTCCCGAAGTGCTACTGCGGCGAGACCAAAGTGGTCGAGTTGGCTCCGGCTCCAGTTGAGGAGGTGCAAAATGCCCAAGATCGTTAGCTTTAACGAGCGAGGCGTCCTGTTGAGCACCGGTGCGTCCCTCTCGTACCGGGTTTTACAGATTGGATATCGTTGCACCGAGTGCGGAAAGGTTCCAGTGGGGTCCTGGAATGGACAATTGCGGTTTATGTACCCGCGCTGCGGCTGTGGAGTGACTCGGACCGTTGTTTCTCTGGACACGCTGCGGCAGGAGGAAGTTGATACCGCTCTTGCTATGGCTCACATGCCTCAAGAGTATCGGGATTTGTTTGGGATCGACGAGCCGGAGGACCGGCCCGTCGATTCTAAAGTTGACCTTTCTGCTCTTTTATGGGGAGGTTAGTCATGCCGCTCAAAGATCGTGATGCAAGACAGGTTAAACGGCTGAGCCGGCTGGGTGTGGTTCGGCTGGGCCATACGGAAGAAAAAATCCGGGATGATGGCCGGAAGGTGAAGTTTCCGGTACCGGACGATCATTTCGTCCTAACCGATGCTCCGGCTTTGCTGGCAGCCTATGGCGATTGCTGCCGTTCGTTGCCGGTTATTTTTGTTTTTGATGAAGTGGAGCGGGCTTTCAGGGCTTCGTACAGCGTTTGGGCCGGGGGCATTAACGTCTGTTCCGGCGACGGGGAGTTCATCTCCGCCGCCAGCTCCTTTCGGACGGAGCGGAATGAAAAAACCGGGGCGATCACGGTGCATAACGCTCCGGGTGGGCGGCTGGTAGAGGGTGGTCTTGCGGTTCGTTCTTTCACGCTGGGAGAGGAATCCTTTAAGCCGGGTGACCGGGTGAAATGCAGCGGTAGCCGGCGTGATTTGTATCCTCACTGCCGGGCCTGTAAGGCATCGGCGTTGCTAAAGTTCACGGTGGCCGATCCGCAACACAAAGACCTGCTGCGGCTGGGATATTATCAGCTGGCGACCGGAAGCGGTCGCAATTATGACAGCATCGATTACACGTTGAAACAGGTATACGCGATTTTCGGGAAGATCTCGTGGATTCCGATGACGCTGCGTCTTGTCCTGGAATCAACGATCTATGAGGATAAGTCTCGCGGTGGGATTTTCACGCATGGAGAGCGCTGGTTCGTTCAGCTTGAACCGACGCAGGAAGTAGTTCGGCAGATGTACCTGCGGGCTACTAAGGGGGCCTTGATTGCCAGTCCTGGCGGGGCTCTTGCTATCTCCGGGCCGGCAGATCCTTCTTATTACGATGATGATTTTTCGGAGGGCGTGTCTGATTGGGAAGAGGATGCTCCGCTTCCTCCGCCCCATGCCGGGCAACGGGCGGCGCAGGAAGATCCGAGCGAGGGGCAGGTTCTGGATGGCGAGCCGGTTAATCCTGGCGAAGATCCATATGCCGGCATGCCCGAGCCGGAGTATCTCTCCGCTCCGGCGGCTCCTTCTCGGCCGGCAGCGCCGGCCAGCAATCCGGCTTCCGCTCCGGCGGCTCCGGGCCGACCGTATGCGCCGTTTGTGGTAAAGGATCGGTTGGCGACGCGCGCGGCGCATTACGCCGGGAAAGCTCCGACCGATAAGCAGTACGGGATCGTAGCAATGCTGCTGGAGATGCCCTTCGCGGGCGATGGGCAATCAAAGGAAAAGAGACATGCGGTCCAGCTTTTCCTCTTCGGGCAGGAAAGCCTGCGCGATGCTGGCGCGGGCGCGGTGCTGGCCGCGCTGAATGACTGGCTGAAGCCGGTCAAGGACTCGGGCGGAAATTATAGCGTAGACGCTATGGCCGCCAAGGAAATCGTGGGGATCTGGGACGAGATCGCCGCTCAGGCTCCGCTGGCGTCGGTAGAACCGCCTGCCCAGCCGGAGCAGCTGACGCTGTAGTTTTTAGGGCTGCCGGCAGGACGGCTCGCCGGCAGCCTGGGTAAAGGTGAAAAAATGGAAGCGAAAGTAACGAAGGGGCGGGCGGTGGAGATTTCCAACGGGAGCGGGGTGCGCCGGCTCTTGATGGCGCAGGTAGGTAATAAATCCGTGAGCGTTTCTGTGTTCGGCGCTCGCGGGGGGCAGATGGGGGTTGTCCTGGTTGACATCGACTCCCTGGTCGATGCCGTTGCAAAGCTCAAAGAAATTACGGGAGGGAATCATGGGAACTTACCGGCAACGTCTGATTGAGGTGGCGGGCGAATTGACCGCTTTGTACATAGAGCGAGCCGAAAAAATGGAGATCCTACGGCATGATGAGGCAAGCCTGAAAAAGCGTGAGACTGACTTGCTGCGCGGCGTCGATTTCAAGGCCTTGGGAAGCAACGAGCAGCAGCGGGCCGTGGCGATCGCGGCCTTGCTCAATGATGACTCTGATTATGCTGGCCGGTTGCAATACATCGGCAGAGTCAAGAATCTCTTGGGCGTTGTGGACGCTCGCATTGCCGGCCTGGAGATGGAGGCGACAGCGCTGCGGTCAGCGATCCGGGAGTGTCAGGTGCAGTCGTTGTCTCCCTGGATTTTCCAGGAAGCTGCGGACCAGGAGACGGATTGCGACCAGATGGGCGGGGATGTCTTCGATGTCGGCGATGCTGTTCCTGATGTTTCCGTCTCCCTGGATGGGACAAAAATCGAAGAAGACTTCGACATTCCCGACTTTGGTGAGCGAGTCGCGGCGGCTGTGGCCCCGGCGACGCCGGCCCAGAAGGATGGGCAATGGCAATTGGAGGCTTCCCGGCGGGAGGCGGAGTTGAACGCCATCCATGAAATCATCGGCGGGGCCGCTGGTCAGTCCACAAAAGAAGCTGTCCTGGATTTCTATCAAAAATCGCGCGAGACCGTTTTGCAGCTGAACGCGCGTAATTTCGAGGCCGGGAGTATGGGGGCTCTGTTGGCGCAGGGTAATGGGGAATCGCTGGAGAAAGCTTTGGTTCGTATTGTTGGAGGTCTTGCTAACGGTTCCATTGACTACATCAACGGGAAGAGCGACGGAGAAAATCTCTCCAAGCTGTGTGAGGCTTCGCTTTCTCGGATTCGGTTGTTCTACGGGTCAGAGAGGTAACTATGGCTACATTCAGGACCTGCAAGGATTGCAATCTTCGGTTTTCTGGGTGGAAGTGCCCGCGTTGCCATCCCCCCAAGCCGCGGGTCCTGGGTGCGCTGTCTCACGGTGGGGGCGGCTCCGGTCGCTCCCATCGGACGGCCAGTTCGATTCTTGGCCGGGATTCTCTCCCGGTAAACAACACGTTTCAGATTGTGAGCGGCGCGATCGCCGCCAACCAAAAGAAGGAGCAGCGGGAGATGGTGAGCAACAACAATCGGATGCTGGCGTTGGACATGATCGTCTCGGACCCGGATCTTCAGACCCGCGTTCAGATGGATCTTTTCACGGTCGGCGAGTATGCCGACAAAATGGCTGAGGGGGCAAACTTTCCTCCGGTTGTGGTTTTCAGCGACGGCGAGCATTACTGGTTGGCCGATGGCTTCCACCGGGTGGAAGCCGCGCGGCAGGCCGGCATTGAGATGATATGGGCCGAGATCCATACGGGCGGAAAGCGGGAGGCGTTGCTGTATTCCGTGGGGGCGAACGGCCGGCATGGGATTCGCCGGACGGATGACGATAAGCGCAAGGCGGTGCGGATGCTTCTGGCGGATGAGGAATGGCGCGGCTGGAGCGATCGAAGGGTTGCCGAGGTTGCGGATGTCTCCGGGCCGTTTGTGGCGAAGATTCGCCGGGAGATGTACCCGGACGGGGACCCTGGCGAACGGCTGGTGGAGCGGGGCGGGAAAGTTTACACGATGACGACGGCCAACATTGGCCGCGAAGCAGAACCCGAACCGGCTTTGCTCCTGGCCGAGGCTGCTCCTGTTGTGGCTCCGGCCCAACTGGGCGGGGCGTCGGCCTGGGCGCCGCGCTTCGCTGATCGGACGGCTTCCATTTCCGCTCAGGTCACCGATTTGATGCAGGATGAACCGGTGATTCGGGTGGGCGGCAAAGTTGTCGGTGGTCGGCCGGCGGTGTCTTCGTTCGATCCTGACGAAGAAGCCGAAGAGGTCGGCGAGATTGAGGAGATCGGCGAAGAGACCGGGGAAGAATCCGAAGATGATGAGGTCGGCTATGAGGAAGAGGTTCCGGCTCCGCGGGCTCCGGTGGTTCAGTACGTGACTCCGGTCCGGCCGGCTCCCCAGGCGCAGCATGCTCCGGCTCCGGCAGTGAATCCCGTTGTTTCTCGCGTTCCCGTTCCGGCGACAGCGGTTAAGCCAGTTTCAACTCCGGCGGTGAATCCGATGCCGGCTCCGGTTCCGGTGGCGAAGCCGGTTGAGGCTGCTCCTGATAAATCGAAGACTGCCGTCATTATGATTCGGGTTCAGGAAGGGCCGGACCTGGACAACCGGCGCGTAATCGTGACGGTCGGCCTGGATGGGGCTGGCCCTTCTGTCTGGCACAGCGGCCGGTATGCTGATCTGGCGTCCCTGGTGGACGTTGCTCGGAATGAATTCTTCGGCGGGAAGGAGTAAAAAATGGCAAAGCGGATTTTTGTTTACGGAGATAAAGAATACGAAGACCACGATCCTTCTATGTCGAAGGAAGAGGTGCGAGCGCAGTTCGCCGGGTATTTCCCGGAATTGGCAAACGCCAGCATTGAGACGAAGGTAATGCCGGACGGCACTGAGCGGGTCGTGTTTGCGAAGAAAGCGGGGACCAAGGGGGCGTTTTCCTCCATCCCCAGCGATGAGGAATTCCTGCTGCTCCAGACTCGGGTCGAGCATGTCCAACGGGCTGGAGACACGCACATCGATCTGCATACCGACGTTGTGCTGGGCCTGATGATGCAGGCTCAGGCTTACCGGTCGATTCTGAAGGCCAATGCCATGGGGGCGTTGGTGGCAATTCTTCAGGACTACTTCAAGGACCATGACGCTGGCCTGGAGACCGGCGAGGTTTACTCCGGGATGTACCCGGCGCACATCTGGAAGGCAATTGAGGCGCTGGACTCGATCGCCGGGCCGGGAGCGGCGCGCCGGGTGTGTGTGCAGGTCCAGGCGCCGGAACTGGCTCCTGCAGGCGAGGGCCGGTGAGGTGGCCGGCATAGATGTGGCGGGCGTAGTGGAGCGGCTGGCTGGTTTACAGCCGCTCCGCCTTCTGGGCGTTGAGCTGTTGTTTCAGTTGGAAGAGTTTTATCCAGTTTACCCGGAGGATCGGGAATTTAATCAAAGGCTCGAACGCGACCTGGAGAAGGCGGCCGCTGAAATTTCCGGGCATGTCAAAAGGATGGAAGGAATCAATGCGAGATGTCAATCTTTAAAACCGATACCAGCGGGGGAAGTTCCTCAGGGATTTTGAGTTATTACGAGCTGTATAACCGGCTCTTTGATGTGCTCCCTTCGGGGTTGCAGTGCGTCAGGCCGGCCCGAGATTTATTGCTTTCCTGGACTACGGGGCCGTATCGGCTGCGCCGAATTCACAAACTGCTATTCGGCGAGAATCTTCGGGGAGATCTGAGTTTTGTTGAGGTTCAAGCGGAGTTCGTCGATAAAGTTGACGCAGAACTCTTCCCGGTGGATCTGGCGATGTTGGATGGGATATTTGATACCTGGGACTTTGAATATGGGTCCGAGCCGGATGTTTTAATGTATGGAATTCCATTCGTCTCGTTTGGCGTTCCGCGTGGGGGAGCATCTTTCGACGAATTGGAAGAATACGAGCGGGTTTTAGTCGCGTGCATGGACGCGGTTTCAGGTCGGGCTTCTATTCCGATTGAAGATTACAGCGGCGAGGAAGATATCGCTATTCTGTATTCCGAGCTGCTTTCGGAAGCCGGTCTGCTGGGGGAAGATTCCGATGACGACGATCCGGGTTTCTTTTTCTTTGAGAACGAGGACTGGACTCTCGATAGGTTCAGAAAAGAGACGGGCATTTTTTCAGGCGTTGACTTTCTATACCAGTGCGTTCTGGGGAACACGAATAATCCGTTTATAGACACTCCTTCGGCGTGGCGCGTAGACTGTGGCTACGATGATACTGAGATGGTGGTGGATTATGATGTGATCAGGCGGTATGCGGATTTTTACGCTCGGATTCGGGATGATGTTGAGCGGTTTTATCGTTTCACAAACTGGTACGAATCCACTGAAAATTCCAGGCAGCTTCTGTCGAAGTTCTTTGCTTCAGTCGAGGAGGAATATCGTGCTTAGAGTTCATGCTTCCAACGTGTTTGAGATGGCCCTGGGCGGTTTCTCGGTGCCGGCGGAGAAGCCTGACACGCAGGTCTTACGGGCTGAGATACGGGTTTATTCGGAGTCGATCATTTTGACGAAACACAACGAGGGCGGGCAAGCTTATGCGACGTTTGAGGTTTCTCCTGAGGATCTCGCTGCCGTTTTTGGCGGCATTTTAATCGAGACTCCTTTGCTCCCTAAAAATACAATTTTTTACCGCCGGGCCAATGGACGCGAAGAAGCGGCTGTCTATCTTCCACCTTCCCAGCGGAAGGTGAGGATGGACGGGGGCTGGTCGGGGAAGATTCCGTGTCCGCCGCTCTTGTTTATCACGGCCAAAACTTTTATGGTCTTTGCGGTCAAGCAACGGCCGGTGGATATGGGATCGAGGCTTTTTAAGGCTCCTTATCCCAACATATACGACGACGGTCATGTGTGTCAGGGAACGGCCGATTTCCCGGCTCCGTCTCTGGACGGCATTTCAGGGGCCATTAAGGAATTTTTTGAGAGCTATTTCAATAACGATCTGGGGAATCAAAAAAGCAAGCGCCATAATTCCAGGGTTACCGAATTGTGGCGGGAGATTGAGGGGGTGTCTGCTTACCCCATGAATGATCTCATTGAGGCCGGTCTCACTTTGGGGGAGGTTCTGAATGGAAGCAGTTATTAGTGCGATGAAGTTCAATCCCGTATGTTACGGAATCATGGGCGACGAGGTCCCTGCCCTGGAGGGGAAGGCTTACGGTTATGTTTTGGCCGGGAATGGGGTGTTCAAGCGGGCAGAGAATTCCCACTTTGATGTGTGCGTTCCGATCTCCCGCGTCCGCGTGGCGGGGCTGCCCGAGATCCGGCCCTGGGTGAAAATCCGACACGGGAGAATCCCTGAGCGGTTGCTCCTGACTACTCTGGAAGACGCTCGCCGGCAGGCGGCTGTTAAGCCGGTTGAGGCCGGATACCATTATTCGTTTCAAAACGGCATGGTGCGGTTGACGCGGCCGGTTCAGACGGCGACCGCTGACTCGCTCCAATATTTAGGGGGCGATGGTCCTGAGACGTTTTGCGACCTGCATTCACATTGCAATTATCGAGCGTTTTTTAGCGGTACCGACAATAAAGATGAGTTGGGGTTTCGCTTTTACGCGGTTATGGGTTTGATTTTCGAGCGGCAGCCTGAGATCCGGGTCCGGTTGGGAATTTACGGTGATTTTGTCGATCTTCCGGCGACGGTTTTATTTGGGGGAATAGGGGAGATGCGTGACATGGGGGAATTTTCATGGAGCAGATAAAAATTGAAAAGCGGGCGCGCGTCGAGTTGGGAGAGATAAAGGGGTACGCCATCATGCTGGTGGGGTGTGGGGGAACGGGGTCCTTTATGGCGCTTCACATTGCCCGGTTGGCTTATCACCTTTTGGATCGAAAAGGGATGACGGGGAAGGTCGGTTTTGTCGATTATGACTCTGTTGAGAGGAAGAATCTTGGCCGGCAGAATTTTTGCCCGGCTGAGGTGGGGATGCCGAAGGCTGAGGCCCTGGCGCGTCGGTATAGTCTGGCTTTCGGCCTGAATATAGAATTTGCGATCCAGAGTTTTAACGATCAAACGCAGGAAGCTTTTTTCAGAGAAGCGACGTCGGAATTTGGCCCGAGGATTTTAAAAATCGTTATTGGGTGTGTCGACGGCGCGTCAGGGCGGACGGCGATCCATGAGGCGCACAAAAATAGTTCTGTATGGTGGCTCGATTGTGGAAATCATCGGGATTCTGGACAGGTCTTGCTCGGGAACAGCAGCGTTCAAAAACCGATGGTATTGATGGGAATGTGCAACGAGATCCCTCTTCCGTCGATCCAGCATCCTGAGTTGCTGGAGGTTCAGGAGGAAGCGGAGCATCCTTTGAGCTGCGCCGATCTGGCGGTGATGGAGCAGCAGTCGCTCATGGTCAACACGGCCATGAGTACCTGGGCGGCGTCGTACCTGTCTCGGCTCCTGGTGAGTCGGGATCTGGACGTGTATGCGACCTACGTCGATCTGGTTTCCGGGTCGGCGCGGTCGCTGGGGATTGTGAGGTAATAAACTTAAAAACACGAAAGGGAATTTGATATGTATCACAAAGTCATCATCATCGGAAACCTGGGCAGAGACCCGGAAATGCGCTACACGCCGGACGGCGCTCCGGTCACCACCTTCAGCGTGGCTACCAATCGGAAGTGGAACAACCCGGACGGCTCCCAGGGGGAGGAAGTGATTTGGTTTCGGGTGACCTGCTGGCGGCGGCAGGCCGAGACGGTCAACCAATACCTGAAAAAGGGAAGCAAGGTGTTGGTGGAGGGCCGGCTCCAGCCGGACAAGGAGACCGGCGGGCCGCGAGTGTGGACCGGTGAGGACGGGAAGCCGCGGGCGTCGTTTGAGCTGACAGCGGAGAACGTGAAATTCCTGAGCGGGTCGGCCGGGGATGGTGACGTGGGCGCGCCGGTGGGAATGGCCGGCGGGCGCCGGCCTGGGGCCGGAGGTCCTCCGCCAGACGAGGAGGACAACATCCCGTTTTAAGGGGTATTTTCTCAGGGCCCGGAGCGATCCGGGCCTTTTTCTAATTTGTTACTGAATTGTAACCGATTTGTAGTGCCTTCATGTTGACAGAATAGACCATGGCGTTAAATTTCCCTTTAGATGGTAAAATATTAGTTAAGGAGGGGGTTATGGCATCTGTGGCTGCTCCGGCGAAAATCCAACCTGCAGTAAACGACGAAGCGATGTCGGAGGAGGCGATGATCAAAACAGTCCTTATGGTCGGGCGTGAAATTATAGCCCGGTCTGGTTTCGGTAAAATTATCATTGAGATTAGCGGTGGAGAATATGCATACGTGGTAAAGGAAGAGTCTCTCCAGCTTAATCGGCGGACCCGTAAAGCTGCAAGACAATAATCCTACCCTATAGTTGGTTTTCTGACCGCCTGTCAGGAGCAAAGATCCCGGGGCAGTTCGAGCAATCGAGCTGTCCCGGTTTCTATTTTAAATTCAAGTGGAGGATCGTATGTTAACCAATTTGTTTTCCAAAGTTCGGTTTTCGGTAGCGTTGGCCGTTCTGGCTGCGCTGATCTTCGCTGCTCCTGCGGCGGCCGCCGGCCTGGGTCAGGGCGGGGATGGAGGGGTTCAGATTCCATCCCTTCAGTCTGTGATCCAGGGGATTGCCGATGTGGCCCTGGCTGCTCTCATCGTCGTTTTCCTGGGCGAGAAGAGTAAGTGGTTCCAGGACCTTGCTCCCCAGGTTAAAGGGTGGGTAGTGTTTGGATTGGTGGTAGTTCTCCCCTTTGCGGCCGGTCTGCTCCTGCAGTATGTTCCTCCCGATGTCATCTCTGCTTTGGAACCCCACTGGCAGCGTTTGGTCAAGGGACTGATGGTCTGGGCGACATCCCAGGGGATCTATTTTCTGGGGATTAAGCCGGTTCAGGCTTATCTCCAGGAACAGAAAGAAAAAAGCGAGGCGGGGGCCGCAGCGGTGGCTGGATTTCTGGTCAGCGGACCGGGTCCCCAGGGAGATGTCAAAGATGTTGGATCGGGCGGTGAGAATGGCGCAATCCGCAGTTGAGGGGATTTTTCAGACTGTCGGATTAATATTGGCGTTTGCGATCATCGCCCTGGTGGCGCTCCTGCGGGAGCGTCTCCAGGGGGATTTGCAAAGGGCGTTTGATCGGCTTTTTGGCGGGGATCATGTGTTTACCGCCAGAGATGTCGAGCTTGACCGGAGCATCTATAGCGTGCTGGTCGAGATCCGGGTCAGAGCCGGTTTCGATCGGGTGCATCTGACGCAATTCCACAATGGGAATTTCTTCAGCGCCAGGAACCCCGTGTGGAAGCTGAGTCGGACGCACGAGGTGTGCCGGCCAGGGGTTTCGTACCATGCGCGGGATATGCAAAATATCCCGATCAGCGTGATGATCGATCTTTTAGCGCCCCTGTGGGAAGAAGAGCTTCCTGCAGGGGCGTCGCGTTTGTTATGCGACTGCCGGCCCGGATGCGATCGGCTCATTATCTGGTACGACGTTCCCACGAGCCCAGACAGTATCTCGAAAGGGATGTTAGGCGAACAGGGCGTGGTAACCATGATGGTGGTCCCTGTCCTGGACGGCGAGAACGTGGTCGGGTTCATCTGCGGCGACAACTGTGACCTGGATGATCCCGAGACCGGACAACAGTATCGGGGCCGCATGATGTGCTCGGCGGCTGCCCGCATTGGGTATCTCCTGGAGAAGCGCCGGGGCGGGGCGAAGAGAAAATGAGCCGGAAAAAGTTCCTGTGGGACCAGGAGCAGGCCGATCCGATCGCCTTGTGTCATGGCGAGTCGGTGCTCGCCAATTCGGCCCTGCGGGATTACGCCATGATGGCGTACCCGGAGGGAACCGAGGGGTTAAAGCCTGGCTCCCTGCGGAAAACTCGCCGGCGGTCGCTGCGCATTCTGTTGGCGTCCTATCAGGATCGGCTCCGGTTGGGCCAGACTGCTCCGACCGATAGCTGGAGCACGCTGTCGTCGTGGTCTAAGAACTTCTTGTGGGTGGAGCGGTCCCAGGCTTTTGATCTGCTCCTGCAGGAGAAGATTCTGGATGCTTTCATCGATCTGCAGATCAAGGAGAAAGATCTGCGGATCAAAACCCTGACAGCTTACCGATCGAAGCTTCTTCAGGCGTTGCAGCAGATCGATCCGGCTGCGGCGACATGGGCGGAGATCACAGCCGGGATCAAAATGGTTACAGAGGAAATGCGGCGCGAACTGGGCGAAGAGAAGTTGGCGGTCGATCTATCGGTGGCTCCGGGGCAGCGCAACGACCTAGAGAAACGAACCGACGAAGAGCTGGAACAAATGAAACGCAATCTGCTGCTGGCCTTCGGGAAGCCAGGTGGGGATGGCGATGGGCCGGCGTGAGGATCTGATCCGCTACGCGGAGATCCAGGCGGAGCAGTCTCGCCGATCGAACGGCGGCGAGATGGATCTCCTGACCTGGACGATTATCAACCGGTCCTATTTGCGGCCTGACAGTCTATTCGATCTGCAGACCCATCCCTATCTGGTCGATCTGTACCGCGAAAAGGCGCGGCATCTGGTGCTTTACAAATCCAGCCAGATGGGCGCGTCTGAATATGCGGTTTCGCGCGCTTTGCATGCAGCGGACGTGCGGCAAGAGACCGTGATGTACCTCTTCCCTACGGATCGGCACATCACGGATTTTTCTACCGAGCGGTTGGGCGGGGCGTTGGAGGCTTCTCCCTATCTCGGCTCCATCGTTGGGGATGGCCCTGGCGATGGGAGCGAAAAAAGAAGGCGGGGGGCGGATCGGGTCACCTTGAAGAGGATTCGCAACCGGTTTCTCTATCTGCGCGGTGGGCAGGTCTCGCCGGACGGGCGCGCGCCGGGGTTGAAGTCGGTGGCGGTGGACTTGTTGGTCTTTGATGAGCTGGACGAGATGGACCAGCGAGCGCCGGCCATCGCGCTGAAGCGGCTCGGGCATAGTAAGTTCGCCGAAGAGCTGGATATATCAACGCCAACCTATGCCGACATGGGAATCGATGAACGGTGGAAGCTTTCCGATCAGCGGGAGTGGTTCGTTCCCTGCCCGCGGTGCGGCGAGCTGCAGGTAATGACCATCCAGGGTGTGGTGATCGAGTGGGATGCTCTGGAGCGGCCAGCGGCGTGGCATGGGATGAAAGAAGGGCGCGCTTTTGTGGCGTGCCGGCGTTGCGGGGCCGAGCTGGATCGGACAGCGGCGGGGCGATGGGTGCCTCGTTTCCCTGGGCGAGATATTGTCGGTTATCACCTGACGAAGTTTTTCAGCCCGGTCACCCAGCTCATTGATGTGGTGCGGGGGTTGCAAGTCATCGACGAGACCAAGCGCCGGGAGTGTTTCAACCAGGATCTGGGGGAAGTCTACACTCCCAGGGGCAGTCGGATTGATGATGCGTTGCTGGATTCGGTGCGGCGGGAGTATGCCCTGGGACCGGTGGGGCGTGAGGCGACGGTGGCTGGCTGCGATGTGGGAAGTTTGCTCCACATCGTGATCCGGGCGTTGCCCAGAGGCAGCGAGGTCGCTCCCCTTCGGTGGGCCGGTGCGGTGCAATCGTTCGAAGAGCTGGCCGGCCAGCTGCGGCGGTTCAATGTGAAGACGTTGGTCATCGATGGATTGCCGGAAACCCGGAAAGATCGCGAGCTGCAGGCGCAATTCCCCAGGGGGCTAGTCTGGCTGGCATTCTTCGGATCGACGGCCAGTGAGAAAAAGGCGGAGATGGCCGTTCCCAATCAAGAGGAGGGGACGGTGACGATTGATCGCACGCGGGCTTTCGACCAGATGTACGCCGAATTGATGGACGGGCATCGGGTCCTGCCGTTGAACATTCGGGATGTACCGGATTATTACGAGCAGATGAAAGCGCCGATGCGGGTGTTGGAAAAGGCCGCGGATGGGAAGATGGTCGCCCGCTATACCGAAGGCTCGAAGGCCGACCACTTTGCTCTGGCGGAAGTTTACTGTGAGGCGGCGCTGGCAATGCCCAGGCCGGCTCCGTTGCCCGACCAGGCCGGTGTTCGGAAGCCTGGCGGAAGCGAATGGAATTAAGGAGAATCATATGCCAGGAAAATTTAAGGAATTAGGGTCCTCTGGTCTGTCTCAGTGGGGCCGGCTGCTTTATATCGATCCAGACCCGCGCTTCCGCTGGCCGGCTGGGGCCCGGGTGTATGACGAAATTCGGCACACAGATCCCACGGGAATCGCCATGCATCAAATTCTGACGCTGCCCATCTTGAAGGTGCAGTGGCGCGTCGTTCCTGGGGGCAGAAAGACGCGGGGAGACCAGACGGCGGCTGAGTTTGTGTGGGATTGCCTTTCGACGATGCCTGACATGTCGTTTCCTGACCTGTTAGATGACATCTGCACCATGTTCACTTACGGGTGGGCGTGGTTTGAGATGGTCATGCGCAGACGGTCGGATGGGACGGTAGGCTTTGGGGAGATTGCCTTTCGTCCGCAGCATTCATGGTATCAGTGGGTGATCGATGACGAGACCGGAAAGCTCACTGCAATGGAGCAATACACGCTCAAGGGCTCCAATGCCATCATCCCGGTCGAGCGCAGTTTGCATTTCCGAACTTGTCGGGATGGGAATATCCCGGAGGGGCTTTCGATTTATCGGGCGGCGGCGCGGGCGTATCAATTCAAGAGGCGGCTGGAGCAGATTGAGGGGATGGGATTGTATCGTCGGTGGGCCGGCTTCCCGGTTGTCACGCTGCCGAACGGCGCGACGACAATTGAGGAAGAAGGTCAGAAATCCGACGAGCAGAAAGCGAAGGATTTGGTAGAACAGATTTACAACGATGAGGTTATGGGCGCCCACCTTCCATCTGGGTGGAGCATTGACCTGGGCGGTCCGCAGGGGACGGTGGACGACACCTTGGGGGCGACCATCATGCGCAAAGATCTGGAGATGGCCCGGTCGATTTTGGCGCAGTTTATGCTGGTGGGGCTCCGCGAAACGGGGACGCAATCCCTCGCCGGCACTCTGATGGAGGCTTATTGGCTGGCAATCGAGGCCTATCTCAACTCGATCATGTCGGTCTTCAATCGGAAGGCGATCCCTTACCTGATGCGCTGGAATTCGATGCGGGGGGTGACCGGGATGCCGGTGCTTACCTGCTCTTCGCCCAGGGCGCTGGATCTGGGGGCGATCGGGCAATTTATCGGGTCCCTGTCGGGGGCCGGGGCTTTCACTCCTGATCGGGACGCGGAAGTCTTCCTGCGTTCTTTGATTCCCGGCATGCCCACTGAGGTGGCTGAGGGGGTAGAGGACGACGAGCCGAAGCCGGCCGGCCGGCCGGGTACCGGGAAGCCGGCCCTATCTGACGGGAAAGACGGGGAAGCAGAGGAAAAGGACCCGCCCCAGGGCGGCGAGGAGGACGGTGAGAGGGACGGAGAAGATCCGGCCGCTGGCGAAGAGGTCGAGCCAGAAGAGGATGCCCAAGAAGCCATGCTCGGCGGCACTGAGACCTTTGCGGTGGTGCCGGCTGCGGAGCGCCAGCAACGATACACGGCGGCGGCAGACGCCAATGCCCAGACGCAGCGGGCCAACCTGGAAAACTGGGCCGGGGACGCGGCGGACGCCATCGCTGGCCTGGGGCCAGAGACGACCGAGGCGGATCTTCGATCGAAGATCGACGATTGGACGCTGGTGGGGATGCTCCTTTTTCGGGAGCGTTCGGTCATCGACATCGCGGCGGCCTTCTGGCTGGCTTTTGGGAAGCCGGCGGGCGGGTCCGAGGAGAACGCAGCGCTGAGCCGAGAGACGGATATGGCCGACTCCTATATTGGATATGATGGGCCGGATAGAATCCGGCGCGTCAATCCGGATGGGGGCGGCACTCTATTCGGGGACATTGCGGGAACGCTGGAGGGGCGTATTGCGGCGATTCTGCTCCTTTTGAAGGCCGGCCGGCGGCAGGAGGCCGGCGCGGAGTTCATTGCAGCGGTCAAAGAGGCTACCAACAGCTACGCGCGCGGAGGGCTGTATGCGGGGCATGTGTGGCATTCTATCTGGGCCGGGGCCGGCCAGCGGATGACGCCGGTGGAGCGGGCGACGGTGCCGGTTCGCTGGGTGATGGACAATTTAGCGAAGCATTGTTCGGAATGCCCGCGTTACGCGCGGGAATACGCTTCCTGGAATCAGATGATTGCTTTTACCCAGGGGACGTTGCCGGGACATGGAACCCCATGCGACGGCAATTGCCGGTGTGATCTCCAAAAGTACGAAGGAGGGCGGTGGGTATGGCTTTAAAACCTGGAGGGGGACAGACGGCAATGGTGACTCTCCCGCGGGCGATGGCAAGCTTTTTAAATCGGATTTTTTCTCTCCCCGAGGGCGTGTTTTTGATCCAGTTGGTCAAGACTGGCGGGGGCGCTGCGGGGGTATCGAGCTGGTCGGTGATGCTGTCGGGCGCGTTGGAGCGGCCGCGCGAGGAGTGCCGGGCTGACGGGATGCAACAAGTGTTGGACGGGGATGCAACAGCGGCGGGATAGGTTTCTGTCGGATCGCAACTATCTGCAAACGTTTGCAGATAGAAAACGGGCCCGGAGGCGATCCGGGCCCGTCTTTTTATTCCTGCGGGGGGAGCATGGCGTAGTTCAGGAGAAGGATGGCGAATTGAAGCGCTTCCCGGTCGGCCCGGGTGCCGGGCTCCAGATGCAGTCTTGTCACCAGGGCGTCGAGCCGCCGGCGGATGGTGGGGTCGTCGATTTTTAAAATCACCCAATCCTCGCCGACTTCGGAGCGCTCCGGCTGGGGGCGGATCTCCGGGTCGATCTCGCCCAGGGCGGAGGCCAGGGCGAGGCGGAAGGCTGCGGTGTAGCCGGTAGAGTTGGCCGGCCAGCCGTGCGCGGCGCAGATGGCCTTTAGGGGGGCTTGATTTCCTGCGTTGATCGGAAGGCTGTAGTATCCTGCTCGGGGCATTTTCACACCATCCTTCTGTAAGCTTCTTCTATCTCTCGGGCGGCGTCTTCCTGGCCGATCCGGTCGTCGAGGACGATCCGGGCGCTGGCCCGGATCTCTTCGTCGTCTTGGTCTTCGGGGTCGCCGGCCAGATTGAGGGCGGCGACCATCTGGGCGAGCGCTGCGTTGCTGAGCCGGCTCATCCATGCGGCGCTCATTATACCACCTGCCGGTTGCGATCCAGGAAGGCCTTTGTGAGCAGGTCGTGGGCCAGATCCTGACCGCATGTCAGGATGAGCACTGATTGCCCTTCAAGAACTACGTCGTAGATTTCCTCGTCTTGTTCGTGGTTCGCTTCATCGATCTCGATGATGACGCGGGCCAGGACATGCGGGGGTAGCAGCTTCATCCAGTATTCGTTTTTGGTCGGTATGGTTTTCATGTTGGTCTCCTTTTGTTGTGATGGGCGCCGCCGGCCGGCTGACCGGCGGCGCTGGTTTGTTTAGCCGACCTGCGTGATTTTGCGGGTGATCGGGTCGAAGAACCCGTGCCGTCGGAGATTCCGCGGCTGCTCAGGCAGGTCAGGTCGTAGGGGATGGCGCGGGCGAAGGCTTCTTCGTCTTCGGTCATCGTGTTGTCTACCAGGGAGAAGGAGCTTCCCAGCGTGATGTCTTCTGCGATTACGCACTGGCACTTCGGGCATTGCCATGCGAAGATGTTTCCGTTGTAGGGCGTATTTACTGTTTTCTGGCTGAGTTTCTTTCCGCAGGCTGGGCATTCAAAATCTGACATTTTAAGGGCTCCTCTCGTTTCTTAATTTTCAGTCTACGTTTCTATTATACCTAATTTTAGGTATAATAGCTATGAGACGAACGTCATAACTATATAAATTGAAAACCCGCCGGATTGAAAATCCGGCGGGTTCCTGTTGTCTAAATTGTGTGATTGGCTGGGAAAGCAAAGTCAGAATTGAGACCTGTTATTTTTTATCGGTTTTACTAATCTTCCTCTCCGTCGCCATTTTCCCCCTTTTTTTCCTCTCCGCCTTTTTCTACCCCTTTACCCTTTTCTCCTTCTTCGCTCTTTTCTTTCTCTTCGCCCTTTTCTCCCTCCCCGCTTTTTTCTACTTCTATTCCTTTTGAGGAAGAAGATGATGATGATGATGATGGTTGGGATTGCACCATGGAGGATGGGTCTTGTAAGAGTTTAAGATAATGTGCGAAAGCTGGCGGCAATTCTTTCTTGACTGATTCTTCTTTCGTGAAGGATTCTTCTTTAGTCAAGTTATCGGAAATAAGACGTTTATGCGCCGGCGTTGCGTTTCCCTCTGTTACTTTCTTGTCTTCGATAGGTTTTCTTGTATGATTATCTTCTTCATATCCAAAAGAATCCAGATCCTTCATGCTTGATGTAGAGCTTGATGTATTGGTAGTGAGTTCTGTTGTGGTAGTATTTGTTGTCATCGTTGTATTTTGAGAAATTGAAGACTCTTTCGAAGAGTCCTTTATCTTGTCATACGATACTTTTAACGTAGGATAGGCCATTTTTAATGCTTTTTTGTGGAGAGCGAGTTCTGCCTTGCATAAATTACAAGGGTATTTAACCCCAGCTATTGCGACTTGTGAAACCGGAATCTCCCTTTTTAGATATTCGGCCAGAACAAGCAGCAGCTTTTGTTCAGCGTGCCATTTCTCTTCTTTTACCGGTTCCTTTTCTTTTACCTCTTCTTTCTCTTCTAGCTTTGCTTTTCCTCCTATTTTTTTCTTTTCCTCTACTTTTTTTGCTCCTTTCTTTTCTTTTGCTTTTTCCCCAACTTTTTTCTTTCCCTCTACCTTTTTTGCTCCTTTCTTTTCTACTTTTGGGCTGCTACTGTCTTCAGAAGAATCGCTTGTTGGAGTCGATAAAATAATTAAAGGAGCTGCAGTTGTTTGTGCTTCTTGGACACTGGATACGACTTTGGCAAATTTTTGCTCATCAGGGAGGGAAACTAAATCAATCCAATCCTCGACAATTTTAAGATCTTGGGAGCGGGCAACTTGAAGATCCTCATAAGAGCGCTCACCTTTAGTACTCGATAGCTCCTTAGGAAGTCCCTCTTTTGCGTATGAGAGTGCAAACAAAGATCGTAATGCTGTTTTTGTTTGGGATGCAGTGCTTCCTTCTTGGGGTATTTGAGCTGCTAAAGCGGCTGTTTCTGCATTACTATTGCCTGTGAGCACAATTTTCCCATCGATAAAGATAGCCTGTGCTTCTTGACCGCCTTTGGATATTTTCTTCCCAAAAGTGCGAGCCAGGCGAGACAATGAACTGAGAACTGCCATATGATTCTTATTTACTGGTGAATTTAAGGCAGGTATTAAAATGAAAGAACTATTTGCCTCCAAAGCAGCGCTTTTACCGACTATTTTTTCTGTTTCTTTTGGATTACTTAGATTTTCAAGTTGTTCTTGCTGCTGCGCGAATGAGTTGCTTGATTTTTTAACTGGCTTTTTCCCCGATGATGATGTAGAGGGAGAAGAAGCCGTCGTTATTTTTTTTACCAAGCAGTCTTCTTTAATTTCAGAGAGCGTTATTAAATCTTGAACGGTATCCCCTCCTTCCCATTTAATGGGAATCCAATCGTTATTCACTCTTCCAATCTTATATTTCCCCATAGCTGAGCTTCCGTCAGTTTTTTCAACCTGACGTTGGATCATCGGTGAAGCCTGAATTGGGGAATGATTCAGTCTTTGAGTTTGAATCATTCGGCTTGCAGCTTGATTACCGAAGGTTCGTTGAATCGAGGGTAATGTACGAGGGTTTAAAGTGTGGGCATTTAATCCAGTGGGCGAGATCATGGGCGTCTCGAATCCATCGGGCGCAATTCCTGAAACTTGAGGCTGCGAACTTGGGTTAAGATGCGGCGTTTCTGATTTTGGCTTTTCAACTGAACTTTTTGTTGGCATGGTACTTACCTCCTGGGAAACAAGGGAAATAAAATAAATGGCGGGTTAATTTTATACTATTCTAACGCATAAGATCGCTTTACGTTAGTTAAGTTGTGCCAGGGTTATGGTTAGGTCTATTGTAATTAGAAGGTGTTAATCAAGCGTTAGTCGAGGGCTTAAAAAGGGATTTTTAATGGGGGTGTACTTTTATAGAAGAAACCCGCCTGATTTTCAATCAGGCGGATTTCTTCTGGGTAATTAATCGGGCGGCATGAGATCCATGGCTTGATCGATGGAGTCGATCAGTTTTCCGAGTAGATCGACGTTTCTTGTTGTCGGGTTCTCGTGATCCTCCACATACATGTTAATTCTGGAATTCAATCTTTCGAGATAATCTGCGATCTGACGTTTTCTTTCTTCGATCTGTTTTGTGAGTTCCATTTTCCTGTTCCTTTCGTTTGTTTTTAGCTGGCCGGCTCCTTTCGGGGCCGGCCCGAGGGGATTAAAGGGCTTTAATCTCCCGGCCGTATTCGGCCAGGGTGCTGGCCGGCAGTCTCTGCGGAAGGCGTTCGCTCAGATCTACTGCCATCCGATCGATCAGTTCTTCGATGGCTTCGGAGGCTTCGTCGCTGTAGAGGTTTAGGTCGTTCATCACTCCCTCTGTCATCTGCGTGGTGATGTACTCTCCGGTCTCCTCTTCGAGGGCCAGTTCGGCGTATTCGAGCAGTTTCTCCTGGATCGCGGCGGCGGTTAAGTTTTTCATCTTATGGGTCCTTTCGTCTTTTGTTTTTTTGTGGGCCGGCGTCCTGGGGGCGCCGGCCCGGTGGCTTTAGCTCTTGAGTCCCATCAGGGTGTTGAGGATGGTATCCAGTTCAGCGCCGAGTTTCCGCATAGTTTCCGTGTCTACTTCAGCGGGTCGGTCTTCCATTTGCTTGCGTTTGAAGTAGGTGTGCAGCAGATGGGCGTTCCAGGCGGCTACCCGGACGTAGAATTCCATCTCTTGCTCCGGGTCCACATGGCCGGCCCGGTCGATTCTCAGCCCTTCGAAGACCTCCTCGAAGATCCCCGTGTTCCAGGCCAGTTCCCAGTTGACCATGATCGTTTCTCCGCGATCTTCTATTACGGTGCCGTGGTTCATGATGCCGTTTCGGATTTCGGTCAGTTGCAGTCCAGTTAAGTTTTTCATGGGTCTCCTTTTGGGTGTTGGGTGGGCCGGCTCCCTTCGGGGCCGGCCCTTTGTTTTTAGATTTCCATTAAGCGGCTGTAGGCTTTTTCGAGTGATTCCGCGATAAACCGTAGGTTTTCTACCATCCTGTCGCTTTTTGCTGCGTCCTCTGTCGTCACTTCGTTGTAGGCGATGATGTCGCCGATGTAGATGTTGATGTGGCGTTTTATGCATTCGGTTTCGACCGTTTTGTCTTCCTGGTTTCGTGTGAAGCTGGAAACCTGTTCGTCGCTGTAGGTTCCATCGCTCCACTTGACCACCAGTTGCCAGCCATAGTCCCTTTGGACTTCTCCGCTTCGATTTTCTTTGTTGACCGTCTTGCTTGTGAGGTTCATTTCTCTGTTCCTTTTTGTGGGTAGGTGGGCCGGCTCCTTGTGGGGCCGGCCCTTTGTTTGTTCTATTCGCCCATCATGTATTCGCGGGCGTGTTCCAGGGCTTCGACCAGCCGTCCCAGCTCGCCGGCGTTGGGCCAGTTGGCTTTTTCCGTGCATTCGCTGGTGACCGCTGCGATGTAGGCGTTGATCTCTTCCGTCAAGGCCTGGATGCGGCGGCGGTTGGCTTCGATGTTGATGGCGGCGTTGTTGCGGCTTGCGGGCAGGGCGATGTCGGTGATTTGCTCTTCGCTGCCGGTGCCGTCGTTCCACTCGATTTCCAGCGTCCAGTCGAGGTCCTCGACTACCTTGCCGATTTTGTTCTCTTTGGTCGCGGTCATTCCGGTGAGTTTCATTTTTTAATTCTCCTTAATTCTTAATTTTCAGTCTATGATTACATTTTACCTTAATTTAGGTACAAAGTCTATCAGACGAAAGTCATAACTATCTGTATTGACTTCTTAGGCCTTTTGTTCTATAATCTTATTGATTGACGGCCGGCGCGAGCCTACGGGCCACCGCTCACCGGCCAGGCCTTGGACGATTACACACACGGGCCGCTGTTGCTTTATGCGACGGCGGCCCGTTTTTTGTTTCTGAGCGACGCGAGCCTACGGGCCACCGCGGCGCTCGCTGGCCCAGGAAGGTGCGCACACGGGCCTGCCCTGCTCCCATATTGGGAAGCGGGACAGGCCCGTTTTTTATTTCCCGGAGGTGGAGGATGGCAAAACCGCAGGGTGATTTTTTTATTGACCTGTATTCGATGGAGGGTGGAAAGTCGTCTGCCGCGCGCGCGCTGGCCGGCGAGCCTATTTTGATCCTCCCGAAGGGGACGTTTTATCGCAACGGACGGGCTTACGAGGTAAACGACGAGACGATCAAGGAATTCCTTGACAACTATGCCAACCGTTTAAATCGCGGTATTCGCAGGGATCGCCTTGCGGTGGATATTGACCACGAAGGCGGCGCGGTTGGTTGGTACAAGGACTTGCTTGAGTTGCCGAACGGCCTGGGGGCTACGTTCGGTTGGACAAAAAAGGGGCGCGCGGCTCTCGAAGAAGACGAGTTTGCTTATTTCTCCCCGTCGATCTACTGGGAACAGACGGACCAGGTTACAAACCAGAAGGTTCGTAACCAAGTAGGCGGAGGCGCGCTCACGAATTACCCGTTTTTCGGGGAAATAACCGCTCTGTATTCTGCGGGGGGCGGTATTTTATATCTTGGTGATGGAGATGGAGGTTCTATGGGCAACGGAACGAACGGCGGAGGCCAGGGCGGCGGCGATCAGCCGCTGACCATGGAAGGGTTCCGGGCGTTTTTCGCTGAGCTTTTTGGCGGGCTGCGCTCTATGCAGCCGGCCGGCCAGCAGGCGCCGGATATGTCAGAGTTCAATCAGAAGTTCGCGCAGTTCACTTCCGAGATGGCGACCATGAAGACTCAGCTTCAGGAAGCCAACGCGAAGCTGACGGCCAAGACGGCCGAGAGCGACCAGTATAAGGCGCAGTTGGAAGGGGCGGCCGGCCGGATCAGCGTCATCGAACAGGAACGCCAGCTGGAGCGCTTCACGATGATGGCGGCTGCGAAGTTTTCGCATATGCCGGGCGAGTCGGGCCAGCTGGCGCAGCAGCTGCGCTGGCTGTACAGCATGGATCAGGAGAAGGATCAGTCGCATGCGCAGTTCTTCTCTCAGTTGCTGGAGAAGGCGGATACTGTGCTCGCTGAGGCTTTCTCGGCTCGGGGGTCTGGCGCTACCCGGATCGGCTCCGGCAAGACGATGGAAAAGATCAACGTGGAAGTCGCCAAGTATCGGGCCGCCCACACGGAGGCGGACTATACCCAGGCTTTGTCTGAAGTCTTTGCTCAAAACCCCGACCTGTATCGGGAATATGAGTTGGAACAGGACGAAAGCCAGAAAGGAGGCCGGTAATGGCAGCAGCTCCTTCAGGGCCTGAACAGCTTCTCTCGGCTCCGGCCGGCGAGGCTTTGACCGACTATCAATGGCACTTTGTCAAATACGACTCCAATGGTGCCTTTGTGAAAATCGCGGCCGCGACCGATGTTCCGATTGGCGTTCTCCAGAATGCTCCGGCGTCGGGTCAGCTGGCTACGGTTGTGGCCTTTGGTCCGACCAAGATCAGCGCCGATGGGACGCTGGCGGCCGGCGATCTGATTGGAACGTCTGCTGATGGGCAGGCGGACAAGAAGATTGCGGGAACGGATGTCACGGAGTACATCCTGGGTCGGGTTTTGGAAACCGCGGCGGCCGGCAACATTGTCGCTGCCGTGGTCAATTGCATTTCGCCCGCGCGGGCGGCTTAAGGAGGTAGGACGATGCCTGTTGAACAACCAGGTGCTGGAGATTCCCACGTCAATCAGCTCCTCACCAACGTCAGTGTTGGTTACAAAAACGAGGAGTACATCGTTGACCAGATCTTCCCGGAAGTGCTGGTCGAGAAGCGCTCTGACATCGTTCCCGAGTATGGCAAGTCTGCCTGGGCGCGGGACGAGGCCAAAGAGCTTGGCGAGCGTGAGGCTGCTCCCGTGGGCGGCTATACCACCGATGTGACAAAGACCTACTACTGCAAAGAGAAGGGCTTCGGTCACTTTATCTCGGATGCGCGCCGGAAAAACACGGACCGGCCTTTCGATGCGGACATCGATGGCACCGAGTTTGTCACGGACAAGCTTGCGCTCAATCGCGAGCGCACGTTTGTGGCTGGCTTTTGGAAAACCGGCGTCTGGGGAACCGATGCCAGCATCACGAAGTGGAGCACGTACGCGACCTCTACGCCGATCCAGGACATTCGCACGGCCGCGCGCGCCATTCGGCGAGCCCTGATGGGGAAAAAGGCCAACACGCTGGTCCTGGGCGATCTCGTGTATGACGTGCTCTGTGATCACCCGTCGATTTTGGACAGAATCAAGTACTCGTCCAGTTCCAGTCAGCCGGCCATGGCTACGCCGGCTTTGATGGCTCAGTTGTTCGGCGTTGAGCGGGTGTTGGTGGGGACATCGATGTATACCGCCAGCCCTGAGGGAACGGCGGAAGCGTCGGTGACCTACGTCAGCAACTTTGACGACGATGCCCTGTTGCTCTACGTGGCGAACCGGCCGTCTCTCTGGACGCCGACCGCCGGCTATACCTTTACGTGGCGGACGGCCATGGGTGGGCCGCGGCTGATCAAGAAACGCCGCGATCCGATGACGGACAAAGGCGATTTGATCGAAGGCTATCAGTACTTCGACATGCATCAGATCGCCAAAGAAGCCGGCGTTTTCTTCTCGGACGCCGCGGATTAAGAGGAGGCTGTCAATGTCATGGGTTGAGGCGCGTAAGCCGTTTTGCTACCTTCCCGGAATGAATGTTAAGCCGGGGCAGATTTTCGAGCTGAAAGGGTGCGTCAACGATGGCGGCCTGATCAGACATGGACTGGTGGTCGAGCTTTCTCCGCAGCCGACCGAGAAATCGCTGAGCAAGCTCCCGCGCTGCGGGACTTGCGGCGCTTACTTTCGGGATGAGGGCCAACGCGATATCTGCGGAGAATCCCATGAGATGACGGTAGAGGACGCGGACATGGAAAATCGCCGGCGGATAAAAGGTCGGCTTGATCTGGCAAACGAGGCCGATCGCGCGGCCGGCCGGGTGTAGCGATGGCGCTCACGGACATCGAGCGAATTCGGCTGACGATTTCTGACCGTCAACGGCTGGCCCTGCGGGAGACTGCGGGGCTGGGCGACGGTCAGAATCGGCAGTTTGTTGTCCAGCTGCCGCCGGTGGTGGCCGGCACGGATGTGGCGATCGTGCGCGCCGGCGGGGTCGAGACCTTGCTGGCGCGCGATGCCGATTACACCATCGATATCGCTACCGGGTTGATCATCACGACGGCGGCGCCGGCGGCCGGCGCGGAGGTGGTAGTCACCTACAAGTGGGCTGCTTTCAGCGACGCTGAGCTGCAGGAATTTCTTGACCTGTACGGGTCCTGGCAACGGGCGTCGATCGCCGCTGCGCGGTCGTTGATTGCAGATACCGACCGCTTCATGCGGTACACGTTTGGTCAGGAGACCGTTGACCGGTCCACTGCTTTACGTGCGTTGCAGACGGTGATCGAAGAGCTGCGCTCCGACAAAAGCGCTTCGGCGGCCGGCGTGGTCATCGCGACCAGCCCCGACCAACAAAAGGCGCTTGATCCATTCAGGGATTTGTGAGGCGGATATGCCAACGCGAACGCAATTCAACGGAAGAGTAAGGCAAGCGCTTTTTAAAGCCGCTTTGAACCGGGTCGCTTCTGACCTGTACACGGCGGTTCAGATCTACCGGAAGACCAAAGGCGGCCAGCAGCAGCGGGTCGGATTCTTTACAGCTCGCATTGCTGAGGCGGCCGGCGACGGCGATGCGCAGACCGTTCAGGGGACGGCTGGGCAGGCCGGCTTTGTCATGCATGCGCCGACCTACGCCAACATCCAGGCCGGCGACGAGGTGTGGACTGGTTCGGAGCGGTACCGGGCACTTTCGCTGGCTCCCAATCCGGCCGGATTAGTTGTCAGTTTGGAGCAAATCCAGTAAAGGGGGCGCATGGGCAACGAGGTTGCGGCTTTCAGCGGTGAGGTTTTTCTCTGGCGGTTTGTTCCCTTTGCAGTCGGCGAAGGTTTCTTTGTGACGCAGGGGATGGCCTGGCAGCGTCCGCCGGTCCCAACCGGCTCCACCCTGGTCTCTGATGGTCAGCGAGTTGGGACCGTCACGAAGATCGAGGCGGAGAAGGAAGGCCGGTGGAAGATCTTTTACAAACCCATCTGCAAACGTTTGCAGATGGAGGGCGGGCCGACCGGCCAGGTAGACGCGGCCGCTGAGGGCGACCATGGCGACGCGGTATAGCGACCTTGCGGCCTGGGCCCAGGCAACACTGGAGGCGGCGCCGGAAGTTACTGGCGCTATCGTCGACGGGAGCGCTGGGATTTTCGGATCTGGCGACTTGACGCCGGAGTTCCTTTCGGCGGCGCAGCAGACCCGGATGGCGGGCTCCGGCTCCGGCTCCGGCGTGCTGGCTGTCCTGGTAATGGATCGAGGGGAAACGAAGGGCGGCAATGGGCGCGTGGCTCGCTGCTCTGTTTTCATTTATGACCGCTCCAACGGTTACGGAGAAATCCGGGATGTCAGGGATGCGGTGATCGACGCACTGGTCGGGAAGCCTGTGTTGCTCTCCCGCGGAGCGGCCATTGTGACGGTCCGTTACGACGAGCGTGGCGGACATGAAAAGTTCGCTGATTTCGATCTGGACTTCGAAGAGGTCAAGTTCGAAGGCGATCTGGTTTACAGCAAAGATCAGGAATTTTACGGAGGGTAAAGATGACTGCTGTAGGTAAAGTTGTTTCTGGTGCCGGGTTTCGACATGCCCGGTTTTTCGCGTTGGGGTCGGACGGTGCGGTTGTGGTTGCGACTGCCGGCGCGACCGGTTATGAAGGCATGCTCGCTCAGGGCGCCAGTTCCCTGACTCCCAACTTCGCCGAACCTGAGGTCATCACCCATTACGGTGATGATAACGTGTTCGCAGCTGACACGCTTCCCCCTACCGAAGTCGGGACCATCGATTTCAAAACTTCCAAGAGCAACCTTGATCTCGATGCGATGTTGCAGGGGGTGAAAGTCAATACCATCGGCGACATGCAGGTGATGGGGATGGGGACGGATCAACAGGGGCGAGAGCCTTTGGTTGGTCTTTTTGCTTATCGTCAGGCGCTGGATACTGACGAATCGAGTCCTACCTTTGGGAGTCGGCGTTGGAAGTACATGGTGGTACCGAAGGCGCATGCCATTCCCAAGGGCGGCGCAATGGAAAAGAGCGCCGGCGATGAAAACGGCTATACCATCCAGCCGACGCCCAGCAAGACGCATTTGTGGGGAGCCGAATACACGAAAGCCGCTGACGGGTACACGCGCGGAAAGGTGTCTTTCGGTATTACCGAGAAAGAGCCCAATGTTGTAGCCTGGAAAGGCGACGGCACCGTGACGGTTTTTAACTTGCCCACCGATAAGCCGGCCGCGTCGGCGGCTAAGGTTTATTTCTGGGTGGATGGCGAGTATAAACCGACCGGACCGACCGCGTCGGCTACCGCGATCACGTTCTTGACAGCTCCGGCCGCCGGTGTAATCATCTTCTGCCTGTACGAGATGGCGTAATGGGCGATACACGCACTGTCGAATTCAAGGACGCAGGTCACGACATCCGTTTGGTGGTCCGCGAGGCCACCGCACTGGACGGCATGAAACGAACTGTGCTCCAGGGACGGGCAGAGCGCTACATCAAAGAAAGCAGCCTCGCCGGCCTGGCCGGCGGGGCTGCCGTTGTTATGGCGCGGTACGCTTACCCGGCTTTGATCGCCGCTACTGTCCAGGCAGAGGGTCTGGATATCGAGATGGATATCGATACTTTTTTGGAGCTTCCTGAGCAATTTTTCTGGATCTGGTCCGAAGCGGTCTTCGACCTGAATCCACACTGGTCGCCTTACGAAACGTCTTCGAGTCAGGAGGCCGAAAAAAACGCAGGGAGTCCCATCAGCGAGACGTAAGACTCAAGCTGATGGAATACAACCGGGCGCTTAAGGAGTCAAAAAACGCCGGAAATCTGGAAGATGATGGGGAATGGGAACTTTATAAACCAGAGTTATCCATACCCCTGTGGAAAATGGGGAAAAGTTTTGACTGGCAGATCCCCCTCTTTGCCGGAGGGATGGCCGACTGGCCGGAGTGGTTTATCCACGATATGGCGATCCTCAACTGGCAGGATCGCATGATCCGGCGGGATATGGGACTGGATTGAGGCGGCGCGGGGTGGCTTTTGCCTCGCGTCGCTATTTTTAGGAGGAGCATGGACGCGATCAGGAACAGAATCACAGAGGTTCGAGAGATGACGTTGGGAGAGATCGACGACAATCCCCGGAACCCGAAGACCCATCCCCAGGAGCAGCAGGACGCTCTTGAGGGAGTCCTGCGGGAAGTTGGTTGGGCCGGCGTCCCTCTCGCTTACTACTCCGCGCGCGCTGGCGGCCGGCTGGCGTTCGTCGACGGTCACCTGCGCAAGCGCACTGTGCCGGGGCTGACTGTGCGGGTAGCGATCACCGACCTGACCGACGAAGAGGCCGACCTGCTTCTGCTGGCCTACGATCCGATCGCCCAGCTGGCGAAGGCGGACAAAGGCAAACTGGAAGAATTGCTCCTGCAGGTAAAAAGCGAAGATCCGGCGGTTGCTCAGTTTCTGGAATATCTCGCCAATCAAAACGGTCTGCTGGCCGGCGACTTCTCCCCGGAGGGCGACCGCGAGCCGACCGTAGCGGAGTCGGCCCAGGAGAAGTGGGCGGTCCAGGCCGGCGACCTCTGGCGCATCCCCTCTTTGGCCCATCCCGGTCAGGCGCATTATCTCCTATGTGGGGATTGCTCCATCCCGGCCAACGTGAAGCAACTGTTGGGCGATCGTAAAGTGGCGCTCTTGCTCACCGATCCGCCCTATGGAGTGGACTACGGCGGGAAGAGCGACTTCCTCGATCTGGTCAGCCGGCGGCATTCCTCCACTGCGAAGGCGGCTTCGCGGGAAGTCGCCAACGATGCGCGGACCGATTACCGCGCTTTCTTCGCGTCTTTCCTCCGTCCGATTCCCTGGGCGAGCTACAACACCTTCTATATTTTCATGTCGGGGCGCGAGCTGCACAACCTGCGGCTGGCTCTGGACGATTGCCGGCTCACCTTGAGCACTTATCTGGTCTGGGTGAAAAATCTTCACGTCCCTGGGCGGTCCGATTATTCCCCGCGCCATGAATTTGTGGCGATGGGCGACCGCCGGGAGCGGCGCGTGATCGAGGCGGCCGGCCCGGAGAAGGCCTTTTCTTTTGTAGTGTACGGCTGGAGCGGCCGGCACAAGTTCTACCGCAAGTTTTGTACGACGGTTCTGGAGTACGACAAACCGGCGGCCAACCCCTTGCATCCAACCCAGAAGCCGGTCGAATTGATCGCGCGGCTGATGAGCGATGGGTCGAAGCGAGGCGATGTGGTCTACGATCCCTTTTCTGGGTCGGGGACGATGTTCGAGGCGGCCGAGACCATGGGCCGGCTGGGGTTCGGCTTCGAGTTGAAGCCGGAGTTGTGCTCCGTGATCCTGGAGCGGTTGGCCGGCCTGGGATTGAAGCCTGAAAAAGTGGAGAATGGGAATGCCGCTTAAAGTTACCGTTGCTCGCAGTAAAGCTTCGGATTCCTGGTGGAAGTCGCTATCTGAGGTCGGCCTGCTCTCCAACCGGGAAAGCGAAATCATCGCCGACGCGGCGCGGCGCGGGATCGCGCTTAATTTTGAGCGGGAGAGCGAACCTTCGGGCGAGCCCTGGGTGCCGCTGGCGCGTCGCACTCAGGCAGAACGCCGGTTGGGCATCGATGGGCGCGGGATTCGGTTCAGCGTTGGGGCCGAGCATCCAATCCTGGTGCGGACTGGCGACCTCAAGCGGTCCTTTACCGATCCGCAGCATCCCCGGAATGTTACGCAGTTCATGCGCATCCTGGGCCGCACCATCATTATCCTCAGCGCCGAAGACGATCCGAAGACGCCGAACCGCATCAGAACGTTGAATTCGGGCGGTCTTACGATGAGCAATTCAATTGTGCCGGCCCGGCCCTTTATCGGTTTAAGCCGGGATGCTGAACGTCAGGTGGAAAACCAGGCCACCCAGGTCATTTACCAGAGGATGCGCCGGCTGGGCGCAAAGTAGGAGGTCCTTATGCCTGATCTGAGTTTGCAGATCTCGATCGACGGCCGTGATGCGCAGTCGCAGGCGCCGGCCCTGCGGGCGCAGCTGGAGCAGGCTCTCACGCTGGAGATCCCGCTTGCCTTTGACGAGGCTGCTATCCAGGCGCTGATCCAGCGTTTGGACCAGCTCAACATCGGCGGGGCCGTGAAAATCAAAGGCCTGGATCAGGCCATTGCCCAGGTCGAAGCCTTGCGCGCGGCCGGCTCCGGCCCGCTCACCATCGCGGGGAAGGTAGAGGTGGAAGGGCTGGCTGAAACTGTGCGGCAGATTACGGCCATGCGCAGCGCCGCCGGGAAAGTCGGCTCTGCCCTGACGGAGGGGCTGGTGGGCCAGTGGGGACAAGTCGAGAGCTTGCTCACCGATTTTCAGCGCCGGCTCACTGGTCTGGTCCGTCCTGGCTCCGGCAACATCGCCGACGACATCATCGCCGACTTGCCGGGTCTGAATATCGCCCTGGACGAAGCCGGTAAGAAAACGCTCAAGCTCACCGAGCAGGCGCGCGCGCTTCAGGGAGAGCTGGACGCGATCAATGCCCGCATGGGCCAATTGGGGACAACTCCCGTCAATCCCATGGGCGGCGGGCCGACTTCGGGCCTTTCGGAGTTGTTCAAGGGTCTGGACGAAGCCGGCACCAAGGGCGCGGTCACTCGTCGGCTCAAGGAAGTGGACAGCGAACTGAACAAGATGACCGTGGATATTGGCGGGAAGACGGTCAACTTGATTCAGGAGATCAAGCGCCGGCAGGCTGCCGAGATGCAGGCGGCGAAGGCTGCGGTGGACGCGCTTCTCCCCCAGATCGAGGCCGTCAATCAGCAGATGGAAGCGGCGCTGGCGGCGCGGCCGGCCGGCTCGGTCCAGCGGCCGGAAACCTGGAGCGAAGAGCGCCGGCAGTGGGAAGCCGAATACCAGGGGCTGCTGGCCGAACAGGATCGGCTCAATCAGCAGTTGAATCAGGCGCGGTCCCTGCGTATGACCGGGGACAACGAGCATCTGATCGAGATGCTGGAGCGGCGGCGCAACGAGTTGGAAGGGCCGCTGCGGGACGAGTTGAAGTTCTGGCAGGAGTGGTCGTCGAAGAGCGTGACGGAAGTCGCCAATGCGTTGCGCGGGTCCGGCCAGAGCGCTGCCGCGACGGCGCTGGAACAGATGCAATCCCTCGCGGAACGCCGGCGCGATCTGATCAGAAAGATGGAGACCACGCGCGCCGGGCTCCAGCAAGGGGCGACGACTGAGCTGCCGAAGGGGGCCGAGGGTACGCTGGTCGATTTGGTGGCGGGCGAGCGGGCTCTGGCCGAAGCGGCTGCGCCGGCCACCATCGCGCTTTCCGAGCAGCAAAAGGTGCTCATCAAGTTGGTGGCGGCCCTGGACGCGGCGCGGCTGTCTGCAGACGGCATGGGGAAAGCGGAGCGGGAAGCGGTGAGCCGGCTGGAAGCGGTCGCTCAGCGGGAGATCAAAGGAACCGTCAAAACCGGCGCGCCTTTGGAGGAAGGCGGGGCTGCGGCGCGCGAGATCCTGGGCCGGCTGGCGCAGGAGGTCGAGGCTACCCGGCAGGCCATGGAGCGGTCCCTGGATCAGCCGGTTATCGAAGGCGCGACGCAGCAGGCGACCGGGCTGCTCAAAATCTGGGAGACGGTGCGGGACAAGTTGGTCGGGCACTCGGTGGTGCCGGATATGGTCCGGGATGTCAATGAGTGGCTTGCCCGGATGGGGGCGACCGGGCTGGACTACAACGAGTTGATTGCAGACTCGGAGCAGGCGGCCGACCGGGTAGTGGCGGCGTTCCAGGAAGCGGCGGCCGGCCTGCCGGTGGACGCTATCGATGCCCGGATCGGCGAGCTGGAGGCGGATATCTCCGGCCTGGGCAGCGAGATGGAGGGGATGATGACGCGGGGGACGGCTGCGTCGGCCCGGTATCAGGCTATGTTTGAGCAAGCCGTCGAGGACGCGCGCCGGCTCCGGGGCGTCAATCCAGCGGATGAGGCCATGTATGCCCAGGGCTACCTGCCGACCGGCTTCGGCGTCGGCCAGGAGTCAAAATTCTATAAGCCGGGGGCCATGCGCGGCTCGAATATAAGCGAGTCCGATGATTCCTGGCATAAAGTTCTGAGCACGGATATCCAACAAAAGCAACGCTACAGCGCCGACGAACTGAAAAAGCTTGACGAACTTTCTTCGCAGATTTCCGCAAAGCAGTCCCAGATCGCCCTTCTGTTGAGTCAGCGGATGGAGGGCCTGACGAAGGCCTTCGACGCAGCCGTGCTCCAAAATGATGAGACGGCGATGGAGCAGCTATGGGGGCAGATGGAAGATCTCCAGATGCGTCTGCAGGATGCCGGCGCGGACATGGAATCCTTTCAGCTCCGGGCTGCGGCTGAGGCTCCTGATCTGGCGCCGGAGGCGGCGGCTCCGGCTGAGCCGGCGGACGCTTCGGTCGACGTTACCGCCCAGGCGCGGGCGCAGGCGGCCGAAGCCGGGCAGATCGCCCGCGCGGAAGCTGAGGAGCGCATTCAGGAGGCGCGCCGGGCCACTGCCGTGGTCACGGAAGGAATGCGGCAGGAGACGGCGGAGGCGCGGGCCCAGGCGGCGGAGCGATCGCAGGCGGCCAGGGCTGGGGCTGAAGCGCAGATCCAGGCGGAGCGCCGGGCGACGGCGGAGGTCACCGCCCAGGCAAAGGCGCAGGGGGTCCAGAAGGAGCAGGCCGCGCGGCGGACAACGCTCAAGCTGCAGGCGGATCGGACGGCGGCGCTGGAGGCGGAGAAGCGGGCGACGGCGGAGACGAAGGCCGGCGCGGCCGTGATGGTCGAGGCGGCGAAACAACAAACCGAAGAGGCGAAGCAAGAGGTTGTCGCTAAAAAGGCCGCGGCGGCGGAGCAGACCCGGCTCAATAAGCTGACGGCGGAGGCGCGGGTCCTGGCCGGCAGCCTGGGTAAAGACTGGGGCGAGGTCGAGGCCGACATGCAGGCTTCCGGCAAAACGATCGACACGGTGGTCGGCGAGTTGCGACGGGCCCAGGCCGAGCAGCGCCGGCTTACCCAAAACGCCAAAGAAACCGAAGACAAATACAAAGGTTCATTCGGATGGGCGCGGCGCTTCGCCGATGAGTTGAATAAGACTCGCATGAATTCCATGGGCATCATGCAGATCTTCGGTGATCTGGAGCAAATCGCCATGCCGGTGGGCTTCGCGGGGACGGCTGTCACCGGCGGGCTGACCATGGCAGGGAAGTCCTATGTGGAATACGCCAAGGAGGTGGAGGGGGCCGGCCGTTCATTGCTCCTGACGCGAGAGCAGACGCGGCTCCTGGGCCAGGAAATTATCAAAACCGCCGGCGCGACGGGGCTGCTGGAACCCGACCAGCTGGCGGCCGGCACGGCGGAGTGGGCTCGGGCGACCGGTCAGGTGGTAGAGGGGCAGGAAGACATTGCCCGCATTATGAAGGAAACCCTTCCTATGCAGCGGCTTTCCGTCCTGGCTAACGAAAACATCACCGACATCACGGAAGGGACGGCCGCGGCGATTTCTCAATTCGGGCTCACCATGGACGATGTGGAAGAGATCACCGCTAAATTCTACATTACCAGCCAGAACTCGATCGCGTCGGTCGGCAGCCTGGCTGAAGGGCTCAAATACGTGGGGCCGCAGGCGCGCCAGATGGGAGATTCCCTCTCTGACGCTTTTGCTGTGCTGGGAACGCTGGCTTCCAAAGGCGTGCAGGGGAGCATGGCCGGTACCGGCTACCGCACCATGTTGGTGCAGATGGTCGATCAAAGCAAAGAGGCCAAGGCGGCGCTCGCTGAAATCTTCGGGCCTGACCAGAATCCTTTCTTTGATGCCCAGGGGCAGTTCATTGGGACGGCGGCCGCGATCGACAAACTGGCGGCGGCTACCGAGAACATGAGCGAGCAGGAAAAGTCGGAGTTCCTCAACAAAATCTTCGAGACCAGGGCCCTGACGACGGTGACCTCCCTGATCGAGGCGCAGACCGAAGGGCGCAAGCGGGGGATCAACGTGCTTCGGGCTCAGGCCGATTTGATCGATGGGGTGACGAACTCGGAGACCGAAGCTTACGCGGCGATGCAGAAAGAGTTGACCGGGGCGACCATCGCTCAGATGGGCGCGATTGATTTGTGGAATAAGACCATTGACTCCTGGAATGAATCCGACGTACAGCGGGTTGCTCAGGCAGAGATGCGCTGGAAGGGATTCTGGCTGACCATCGGGGCGGATGCGCTGGATGTGGCGATGCCTGCCATCGAGACTGCTATCGGAATGCTTGAAAACATGACGGATCTTGTGCGAGACAATCCAATTGCAAAATTTGCAATCGGAACTTTGGGAGTTCTTGGCGCGGGTGGAATTGGTCTTGTAGGGCTTGCTTCTGGTATCAGCTCACTCGGAAGAGTAGTGGCTGGGACATGGTCAACGCTCGCTGCCTGGAAAGCGGCTTCCGCTGGCGAAGCAGCGGCTAAAAATGCCCAGGCCGGACAGATCGTCACGGCCGGCCAGCAGTTTCAAGCCACTGTCGTTGCAGCTGCTGAGCAGGCAGCCGCGGCGCTCCAGGGCGGCGCGACGACGGCGGCAGCTACCGAAGAAGGCGGCGCTGTAGCTGAGTCGGCGACGGAAGTGGCTGGCGGCGAAGCTGAGACGGCGATCGAAGTCGCCGGGGCGACAACTGAAACCGCCATCGAAAACGGCGGAGCGGCTGGCAAGGCTGCGCTGGGAGCTGCCGGGGCGGCCGCTCCCGCTGTAGCCGGCGGCGCTATCGCTACCGGCGGGACTGTTTTGACTGCCGCCGGGGGCGTGTCGTTGTCATCGCTCCTGGCGGCTATTTCAGCTCCCGTAGTGGCCGGCGGGCTTGCCCTGGGCGGGGCCGGCTATGAAGGGCTGCGGGGGCTGGGCGTCATCGACGGGCCAGGGCTGGACAAGTTCGCGTCGGTCGCCGCCTATAAGATCGGCTCTCTTTTCAGCGAGCAGACCGGCCAGGATTGGTTTACGGCCGTAGCCCAGGCCACCGGGGCAATGAAAGATTTTTCTCGGGCGACGGATGGAATGTCCCAATCGGCCCAGGATGCCTGGGCGGCGCGATACGCGGGTCTGGCCGGCCAGTATGCCAGCGGCGGAGGAGGGCTGGAAGGGGTCGCCCAGATTAATAAAGGGGCGGCCGGCGGGGTTTCTCAGGACGATCTGGACAAAGCCATCGAAATTTATGAGGCTTATCTCAAACGCCATACCGAAATCATCAAAGACGCGGCCGATGATATCGCCGATGCCGGGCGGGATCTCCAGAAGGATCTGGGCAAGCTGGAAAAGGACTACTACAAAAACCGGGATAAAACCGCCCAGGATTTTTACGACGACGAGCAAAAACGCGACGATGAGGTTCGTCGCCGGCAGGAAGAGGCGCTCCGCGAGCATCAGCTCAAAATGCAGCGGATGGAGGAAGACCACTATCTGGCGCTGTGGGAATTCTCCATCTCCCGCGATGCGTTGAGCATGTTCAAAGAGAATCAAAAATATGACCTGGAAAAGAAACGGGCGGAAGAGGACTTCGCCAATAAACAGGCCACCGACACGGAAAATGCGGCGCGGGAGCGGGCAGAACGACAGGCGCAGTTCGAGCAGCGGATGGCCGACATGCAGGTCGAATACGAGGAAGAGCGGGCCAACCGGCTGCAGGAATACGCCGAACGGGTCGCCGAGATCCAGCGGCAGCGGGATGAGGAACTTGCGGCGCTGGACCAGGAAAATTACGAAAAAATCAAAAAGATCATGGGCTACAACGCCGAAGAGCAGGCGCTGCTTGACGCCCATCGGACGGCGATGTTGGCCGATATGAGCCTGTGGTTGGATCACAATCGCCAGCTCTGGCTCAATTATGTAAGTTCGCTCCCCACTCCCCAGTGGGCCGCCGGCGGCGGTTCCTCGCCGGCCGATTACTATCCCCAACCGGCGGCGCCGGCCCATGGCGGCGCGGCGTATGCGCTGGGCGGCTACGTGACGGCCACCGAGCCGGCCCTGGTCCATCAGGGCGAGTTCGTTATCAATGCGCGGACGGCGGCTCAGATCGAGGCTAATATGGGGCCGATCACCCAGGGCCGGCTGGCCGGCATGTCTGCCGGCGGCGGGGACGTGGTGGTGCAGGTGCCGATCGACGCCAAGTTCGTCGGGGTGGCCGATGCGGATCGGGACTGGATCGACCAGAAACTGGACGAATTCGCCGGCCAGGTCACCGACCAGGTGCTCGGGCAGGTAGCCCGGATTATCAGGTAGGAGGATTTTCTATGGCAGACCCAGAATATAAAGTCGCTACTTCTGTCCCCTGGGGCGATCCCTGTAACGCAGAGGATGTTTTTGGCTACATGCCGTCGTCGTCTTATTCTCCAGGCGAGCGGATCACAGATCTGAGCGGGCTGCAGCCGTTTGTCGGCTACCCGCGCAGCAAGTGGAAGTTTCAGTCTATCCATAGGGATAAGCTGGCGGCGTTCTTTACCCTGATCGGCAATGTTTACTCCGCCCAGTGTTATGTGCGGACGCGGGACACTTTCGATACCTGGGCCGACTACCGGGCTATTGTCATCATCCCCGATCCGGCCGGCCTGGAGCGCTGGGGGGAGCACTATAAAGATGTGGTCCTGGAGTTTATTTTGTTGGAGGCGGTCTAATGGAACTCAATCAGGCGCGTCTGGGAATGCTGACAATTCCGTCAACGGCTACCTGGACCGGATCGGTGACCGCCTACGACGAAGCCACCTACACGCTGACCGTCTCGACCAGCACGGGGGCGCTGGGGGCCTGGATGCGCAATCTGGTCCTGATCCATGCGTCGTTTGAGATGGTGCGGGTCCGCGAGGTCGATGCGGTGCTGGGGACGATCAAGTTGGCGGAGAATCCGGTAACGTTCGCCGGCGGCGATACGGTGTCCATTTATAACGCGCGCTATCCCTGGTCGCGCTATCAGACGATCTCGAACGGCGTTGTCTACAAGGACGGCGACATTGCCTTCCCGGACCCGTGGCAGCGAGAGCTGCCGCCTTCACCGGTGGCGTCGGTGCGCAAAGTGGGCGGGGCGTGGTCTGAGGCGGTCGTCGTTTCCGTGTACGAGTCGTTTGACGCGACGGCGATCGCGTCGGTCCCCAACATTACCACAGGATCCCCTTTGTCGTATGCCTGGAGCGCCGGCTTTGGGGGCGTGGTGACCGGAACCGGGCCGGAGGTCTCGATCATGTTCACCACTCCCGGATTCCGGTATTTGCTCTGCACCATCACGGACGCGAATGGGACGGAGGCTTACCGGTACATCCCCGTCTGGGTCAATCCGGAATATACCGCGGTCCTCAGCTCCTGCTCGGCCCGCTGGGCTTACAACAAAGGCTGGGAAGTGGATCTTTCGATCGAGGCTCCCATCAGTATGTTGCGCTATTCGCAAGCGTGCATTGTCGATCTGGAAAGCGGGGATGTGATCTTCCTGGGCTATCTGGTAATCGACCGGGATACCAGCACTTTCGAGCGTAGCCGCTGGTCGTTCAAGCTGCTGCCGGCGTTGGCGTTTTCTTCCTACCTGCATGCTTATCCCTTCATCGTCACCAACATCACCGGCGTGACAACGCCATCCAACTGGGCGCAGGTGTACGAGCTGACGACGGCGCGGGCGTTCTGGTTCTTGATTTACTGGCACTCGACGCTGAGCGAGGTCAGTAACGTCTCGGTCTCCGCCGGCGAATCGATTGCCGGCCAGGAATTCCGCGGGGGCAGCCTGATTTCCCAGGTGGACTACCTAACGAAGTCTACCTTCTGGGCGGTGCGGGGGTATCTCTCGGGCGGGGTGGTGGTGACTCCGCAGGAACTGTATAAAGACGCGGCGACTTGGGCGGGGTATTCGGCGGTAAATCTCACAGCCGGCTCTTCCCTGGAGGGCGAGGTGGAGATCAACCGGGCGCAGCCTTCGGTCAGCGAAGTCTTTGCCGAAGGCGTGTACCGGGCTCCGGGCGGGAACTATGCGCCGGCCCGAACGCGCGCGCCGGCGCATCCTGATGCGTTCGGCGCGCCGGCGGAGTTGAATAGCCTGGCTCCCCATGATGAAGCGCAGTTGCGCCTGTGGGCCGGCCGGCATTACGGCATCGAGAACTATTCCGACAAAGTAACACTCAAACCGCGCAGCTGGATCGATCCAGCCATGTACCATCTGGTCGATTTCATGGATAAGGCGCGGGGAAAGACAGAGCGGGCGGCGGTTGAAGGGGCGCGGTTGGAGTACAAGGCGGCGTCCGGCCGGTGGGCCTTCTCGATCGAGGCGCGGACGTTCGGCGTGACGGCCGGCGCGGTCATGATTATCTACCCGCCGATCGAGACAATCCCCACTCCGCCGCCGCCTTCTCTTCCCCCTGTACCGCCCCTTCCCCCTCGGCCGGAATCCTGGCCCACTGAGTGGTACTTTTTCTCCAACCTCCTGGGGGTCTACAAAACCAACAACTTCCCGCAGCCGTCCTCTCTCGCGCAGCCGACCTGGACGGCTATCAATACCGGGTTGAATTCGCTTAAATGCCGGGTCGGCGCGATGAATGAAAGCGTCGGCTATTTATTTATGCTGACCGAGGATGAACGGTGCATCTACCGCCGCTCTGCCGAGGCGGCCAGTTGGGCCGTGTCGCTCACCGCCGCGCAGGCGCGGGTGGCTTTGGGGGTCGGGGCCGGCACATTACACTGGGTGACCGTTGACCAGTCCACTGGGCATGTTTACGCTTACTTCTCCGGGGCCATTTACGATGTCGGCCAGTACATCTTCAAGAGCGTAGACAACGGCGTAAGCTGGACGAACTGGAAAATTTTGGACGCCGGCCCGATCTATCAGGTCGGCAACCTTTTCGTGCGCGGCAATGTGATGTGGCGCACGTTGAATATTGGCGGCTGGATCTCCTACAGCCCAGACTCGGGCCAGAACTGGATCGACAACAACAATTTGGGCGCCAGTTCCTGGACTCCCTGGGCGACGGTCTCGGCTTTGGATACTTCGAAGGCTTTAGTCGCTGGGAATGGTTTTGGCGGGCCAGACCTGGTAAAAGTTCAGGCTCCGGGGATGTCTCTCACCGTGCTGCAGGACTCGAAGAACTTGGGTCTCGGCCATCCCGACCTGCTGGCGATTCTGGCTAATCGCTGGAATTTTCAGCGGGTGATGTCGGGCGGGAAGATCTATTCGACGACTGACGGCTGGCAGACTTTGGTGACGGCCAACCCGCCCACCATTAACTTGGCGGGTATATGTCATCTGCTCATGCCGATGACGACGCAGACGGATTGGTTAGTCACCGGGCGGTACGAAGGCCTTACGTCCGGCTCCCCTCATGGAGTCTTGACGCTGACTCGGTACGACGCCGAGCCGCGCGGGCGCTCCGGCTCCTCTGCCGGCTCCGCCCCTTACACAAACAGCATCCCCTGTACGTGCGGGGGGGCTTGTTATCACGGCATCCTATTCAAGCGGTAAAGGAGAACGATATGTCAGGTTTGAGAGAGTTGGAAAATGCGGCTCAGGATCTAAGCCACAAGGGCGTGCTCCTGCGAGGGCTGCTGGGGGATGACAACAAAAACTTTCATCCCCTGAACGATGATGGGACCGAGCGTCCTGAGTGGTATGTGCGGGTGGCGAAAGCCGGCGGGTATGAGCTGGGCGTTTTCCCTGGGCGGATTCGCCCGATGTGGAACCTGCCCGTGATCATCCAGACGCATCCGCTGCTCGGCGTGCAGTACATCGCCGAGACGGACGAGACCGGCATCCAGATCGGGAATTCGGGGGGCAATCCGATCGTACCGCCAACATGGCGCGTCGATCCGCATGCCTGGACGCATGAATTTCGGAGCGGAGCGGACGATGTTCCGTATTTCCTATCATTTCATCAGATCTACGAGCTGCGGGTCCAGCCGGGGGCGGCGGCCGGCCATGTCGTGGTGCAGGGTGGGCAGTATTACTGCGCCGGGGCTTTTCATCAGGCCTATGAGGCGGTAGATGTCGATCTCACTACGTACTATCATGAATCGGAGACGCGCTACGTCCTGATCTACTTCAATTCGACCGGCGAGGTCGGCGTCTATGCTCCGGGCGCACAGACATTGGAGGCGCTGGCTTATCCTCCGGCCGATGTGTATGTGACGGCTGCCGTCAAGCTCCAGCCGCCGGCGGATGTGATCGATTGGCTCAATGGGGAAATTATCGACCTGCGGACCATCTCCCAGAAAACCAGCACGGAGACGTTCCTGGGTCTGGGCGATACGGTGGACTCCTACACGGGGATGGCGCGGAAGCTGGTGCGGGTAAACGATGACGCCAACGGGCTGGTCTTCGGTGCCAACCTGGACGACATCGATAATGTAGACGCGGCCGCTCCCGTGACCGGTCAGGCGTTGGTGTGGAGCGGGACGGCCTGGGTCCCTGATGATGTCGAGGCGTCATTGACGGTTTCCGATACAAGCAGCGTCGATCTTGCGTTTGATCCCGGTACGCATGTCCTGACGGCTGCGGTTAAGCTCGCCCTGAATAGCCATATCTACATCCCTGAAGCCGGCGGTCTCGATGTTTTGATGGAGATCAACGATCTGACCGATGTGTTAATCAGTTCGCCTTCCAGCGGGCAGACGTTGGTTTATAACGCGGCTGAGGGAGCGTTTGAAAATCGCGGCGGCTCCGGCTCCGGCCTGGACGCCGATTTGATTGACGGGTACCACTATACCCAAATCATCGACAATTCCTGGACCAACGTGCTTTCTCACGACGGTCCTGGCTCCGGGCTCGATGCCGATACCCTGGACGGCATCCATGCCGCCGGTTTTGCGGTTGCCGGCCACAATCATCAGCTGCGCAGTCTCTCGGATGTGACCTGGGGGACTCCCGTTAATGGTTACATTTTGGGGTATTACGACTCGACCAACAAAGTCGAGGTCAAGGCTCCGTCCGGCTTCGACATCCCCGTCATGCATGGGGTGAATACGTGGTATTTGACGAATACTTTCCAGGGGGGGACCAATCTGGGGACGGAATCGGGCGCTGCTGCGGGGTCCTTGCGCGCATCAGGGTCTGTGAAAGCCAGCTATCTGGTGGCCGGCACTGCAACTGGGACCGACGCCGGCAGCGTCAATGCGTCCGGCGCCGTCAATGCCGGCGGGAATGTCAATGCCAGCGGCGTCGCGGCCGGCTCGGTGGGGACTGCGCCGACCGCCGGCCAGATCTTTGCCGCCGGCAAGATCGCCACTTCGGGCGGGTTGTCGGTGGGGTCCCTGACGGCGGCTCCTTCAGCCGGGCAGATTCTGGCGTCTGGAAAAATCGGGACTTCCGGCGGGATGGCGGTGGGGACTACCGGGGATGCTCCGGCCGCCGGCGAGATCTACATGGACGGCGACCTGCGGAACGCCAAGGGGGCCTTCTTTGGAAACAAAACCACGGACCCGGGCGACGGAAATGTGGAATTTACGGGAGTCCTACGCGCTTACCGGGATGGAGCGTTGCGGACTGGCTATCTCACCGTTCCTCTTACCTCTCCCCTGACCAGCTCCGATTGGAATGGAAATACCAAGACTGCGGCATCTTATACCATCGACACGAGCGTCACTTTCAGCGCTCCGGCTGGGATTAAGATGGCTCTGGTTCGGCTGGCGTGCAACTGGAGCGCTGCGAGTACATCGTACTACGCGACGGTCGGGCCGGCCGGATCTACGAGCGTCGCCATGGCCGTCAAGGCCAATCTGGCGACGTACAATGAGCAGACGGCGTGGGTTCCCTGTGACGCAAACGGGGACATCGTGATCACGGTCGGCGGCGCGAGCTGTCTGGCAATTGTGCAGATCTGGGGTTATGTGCTGTGAGCCGGCGGGGTTGCAAAAATAGACCACGGCCTAAAAATTCGGGTATCACTCCCGGAAAGGAAAAAAGAATGAGAGTTATCCCGTTGAGCAATGGGCAGAAGACTGCAGCTCTCGCCATCATCCGCAGCCTGGAGACTGCGAAGGCTGAGGTTCAGGCGCAGGAGGAAGCGCTCACGGCGCTGGCGGTGGGGTTTTCCAGCGTGCTGAGACCCAGCATTTCTATTGATGGGTGCCGCTACGCGTTCCAGACTGTTAATGGTCAGTTCAGTCTGGTGATTCAAGATCCGGTTCAGCCGGCTCCGGCCCAGACCGATCAGCCAGCTGAGGCGACGGAAGCGCCGATCGAGGTTCCTTCCGCGTAGCTATCTGCAAACGTTTGCAGATGCGAAACCGGGCCCTGATAAAGGGCCCGGTTTTGTATTTTTAGGGTTGTTGAAATTTTTTTATCTAATTGTGGGTTTCTTCCTTGTGTAGTAATAATGCTTCTATTTTACGGATAGCATTTTCTTCTATTACACGGGCTTCATCTTTTTTCTCAAAAGCTTCGATAACTTGTTTACCAATTTCCATCTGAACGTGGGATGGTGGATTCGGAATAAGAACAGAACCGATTTGCGACTCTTCTATATGATCAATTACTCCACCATAAATTTCACGTACTAATTGATGATATCCGTAAGGTGTATTTAAAAATGCTGCTAGATAACCATTTGTAAACTCAGAGTCGGAATTTTTACAGGTTATGCGAGCAATGTTGTTGCTTCCTGCCCATCCTGTTATTCGACTTGTAACTAACCCGATTTTCCCTACTGTTCCGTCTGAAGTTATCAAAACATCTCCTGATTTTAATGCCAACAAGTCTAAAACTTTAGTAAGGTTTGAAATGTACCCAAGATCATAATGTCGCATCTGAGGGAGGTGTGAAGGACGCAAAAATGGGACTCCATATTGGGCAGTTACATAGATGCGTTTAAAGCGTGGCGGAAGGTAAATATTTTCTGCTATTTCGTGTACAGGGACTGGTAGGTATTTTCCTTTGTGTAGTAATTCTGTGACTGTTCGTACAACTGGTATGTGGTACGAAACATCCAAGCGATCATTCAATTCGGATGCCTTTATGCTAAATGCTCTAGGGTGAGGAATATAGAGGCGAGTTATAGATTGTGATGTATTTGAAGCAGAGATATACTTCACAAAATCTTCATCAAAATGAACTAGCCCCAATCTTTCATGAAGTAGATCGTCAGCTTCATCCAACATTTGGTTTGCTTCATCTCGCAATGTGTAAGCTTGCATAATGGCTGTGTGTATTTCCATTTGTGCTTCTTCTGGTAGTAGTGGCACTGGCACTTTTGCGAGGTGGTGCGGTTCGAGATGGTTGATGGCTGAGCCATATTGATCTTTAGAAATTAGTGCTTGTCCAATTTTCGAGGAAAGAAAAGCGTACAGGTAACCTCCCGGTATTTCCCGAGGTTTTACTCGAATTGCATCATCGGTAATAGCGAAGTGAGATAATCGTTTATTCACGATTACACATCTTCCCACTGTTCCAGAACGGGTAACTAATATCCAATTTGGTTGTACTTGGCAGACATTAACTGCCCTTGTATTGTTGGCTAAAAATGCTTCACTGGTCGGTCTAAATTGGAGCATTTCAGATGCTGTAAGGAACGGCGTACCGGCTTTTTGGCTTTTTGCATAGATACGCTTAAATCTATTAGGGTAAAATGGCGGTTCGGTCAATTGGTCCAGTAATTGCATGGGAAAACCGCTGTCTTTTACGATATGCAAAGCTGTAATAGCATCATTTGCATAATAACCACCATCAAGTCTGCTTTCGCCATTATAAAGCCAATGAGACGAAACCGTTGCTATTGAAATTGGATTTAACCATCCTGATTCAATGAATTGCTGGTGACGTTCTTGATGAGTAAGAATGTGATCGTTTATTTCAGCCATTGATCCATCTCATTCGTTCTTGTTTAGATAACCATTCCTTGAAATAACGGACGACCTCAGGTAATTGGTCGAATTTTTCACGTACTTTTTGTCGGCGTTGTTCTGTCATAAGTTGTCCATTAGCATTGCGTCGTGTTATTGTGATGGTGTCCTCGTATTCAATCAATTCCCCTTCTGGTGTTCGAAGGTAATGAATTTCTCCGCGGCGATCATGCCCAACGGCTTCAGGTATCGTCATAAAGACTTCATAGTCACGGCTTTTGTGGGCTTCCTGTTCTATCATCATCTCTTCGCGTGTTTTCTTTTGCAGTAATAAAACACTTGTTTGGGTGCCAGTGTACGGCTCGAATGTGACTTGAGGTAAGTCTATGCTTGCAATTACACGTGTACGCTTGAGTATCCAGCGTCGGATAAATGCAAGGCCAGGGTTTGATAAAATGCTGTCAGGAAGAACGATCGCCATTCGTCCATTAGGTTTAAGTAATTGCAGACAACGTTCTATGAATAATTGCTCGGGCGGCATGGATGCGCGGCGAGCGCCATTTTCCATTTCAAATGTGGATAATTCAAACTGTGCCAGTATATGAGGATCATCTATGGGGATTCTTGATCCAAAAGGTGGATTTGTCAGGACAATGTCAAATTTACCTAGTTGTACATGATCGCTTACATCCGAGATCCATTCACCAGATGGTAAAAGTGAATTGGCATGATAAACATTAGTGGAACCGTCACCCTGCATAACTAAGTTCATTTGTGCTGCGCGGACTAAAATTGGATTAAAATCAATCCCTGTAAGACATTGGTTAGCAGTTTCTTTTAATAAACGTACGGTTTCTTCTAAGGCTTTACTTTCATTGTTCGGCCATTTAGTGCGTTGTATTTTTTCGAGATGTTCACGCCACACATTTAGTACCGCTACGAGAAAACCGCCAGTTCCACAAGCGGGATCTATGGTATGCAATTTAAGCCATTTTTCAGGTGGGTAAGTTGCCAGTGCCATTTGAGCCGCCATATCGCAGACATTGCGGGGAGTGAAAAATTCTCCTCTATCTCCACGTAGATTACTGCCGACCAATTGTTCATAGGCTGCTCCTTTTACATCGGCAACAGTTTGTAACAGTGAATATCGTTGCAACTCACCTACTACATAAGCTAACACCCTATTGTCCATTCGGATTTGTTCATCGGGGGCGAAAATGTACGGGTAACGATTTTTTACATCTTCAAAGAGTTGTTCGATCGTTTTCTGTAATCTTCTTTGTCCAATTTCGGAGCGGCGTTCGTCATTGCTGATAAAAATCCGCATCTCACCCGATGAGGTATCCTCATCATAAACCTTGCAGAAGATTAACTTTAGCAATTCCTGAAATGCGGGCTCTTTTTGTAAGCCTTGATTTCCGTAAATGTAGTTGTGACAGCGTTTTAGTAAGGAGATCAATTCTTCGTGTGCCGGAACAAGTTCTGTAAAGGTAATAGGTTTTGGAGTATCGTAACCAGAGCGTGGAATATCTGTTGCTTCTGCAAAACATACTTCGCCTTTGTCGGATGTTTGTCGTTCCCATACTTGTAGCTCGGAACCTATCCACATTCCAAAATGAGCATTTGCACATGCAGAGAGGTATGATTTGAGTTGTTCTGTGCCATTATCGCGGTCAGTGGGGCGAATTTCTTCTCTCTTGCATTCGATAATTATTTTGATGTTTTCTTGTTTATGTTTAGTTTGAGGTAGAAAAATTGCTATATCAACACGTCTTTTACTACTTCCTAATTTGACGGTAAACTCGATTTCAATATCGGCTTTATCATATCCGTAATCTTCTACGAGACTCCTGGCAATACGTTGACGTACATGTTCTTCTGGGGTATCAGCCCGTAGTTTGTTTGTTATAACGCATTGTAGTTTCCCCAGCGGTACGAGGGTAATTGTTTCTTCGGTTGTCATCATTTCAGGTCTTCCTTGGGTGAAAAATATAGATGGTTTTGGGTAATTTACCAAGCCACCTTGCCCAGAAAAATATTTAAATTGTTTTCTTGCTGCGGTGGATTTTACTTTAGTTTTCCAGATAAGAAATCAGGTTACGGCTCACCTCTGATATCAGTAGCTGTTTCAATTGTCAACTCCCAGCCGTTATCTCCGCGTAACCGCATCCTGTATCCCGGGTCCCCTCGTTCTAACTTCAGGCATGCCAGAAGTTTTTGAACAGACCCATTCCCCGTCACTGAAATTTTCACCTGTTGTCCATTTTCAAAAGTAAAATTCCTTCCGATGGTGGCGTTTTTTGGAGGTCTTCCCGCTCCAGAACGGCACCCCCCTGATTTTCCCTGTTTTCCGGCCATGTAATCCTCAATTTTAATTTTAAGATTAAAACGATGTTTATAGATGATATTTTTGATGTAAATGCTACTCATTTGAATTGTACTACAAATCAAATGAGAGATCAATAGGTTATTGAGCGAATTTCCTAAGAGATAGGTTGGGAAATAAGAAAGCGCCGGCAACTTGCCGGCGCTTTCTTTGCGTTTTTGGGTGGGACTGTTTTTTATTTGTTTTCGATAAACTGAATAAATTTTTCACGATCAAATCGCAACCCTACAATCTCTCTGGCTCGTTCTTCCATGTTTTCAGTTCCTTGGGGGCAAGAATCAAAAACAAACCACTTTTTACCATCTGAAAAAATGATGATTACATATTCATCTTGAATAATTACTCGAGCCTTTTTTACAGTGGCTGGATCATCGCACCAACCTACTCCCTCCGGTGTCACTCCCATCCATGGTCCTTGGTAGGGATATGCGTAGTCGTAGTTGTGCAATTCTGCGGCTCGGCTACCTCCAACTGCGTAGTTTACGTAACGGACTGGGGTAACTGGATCAATCCCGACGTTATACTCAAGCAGAAGTTCTCGCAACCCTTCAGCGTCAAGCTTTCCCAGAGCCGTTTTTGAGATGCTGTCATTTGTTGTTCCAAGCCAACCTGTTAATTTTTCTTCTCCAGATGCAATTGTTTTTCCTGGTTCTTTAAGGACTCTTATAATATCGTAGCGATCTGGATTACCAAGATCTTGTAGAAGGATTGGGTAGTAGGTGTCGCTTTCATTTAAATAGGCGCGTTTCCATTCGTGAAGTGCCAACGAGACTGCCCGATTTTCATTTCCTTTTAATTCGGGGTGAGCTTTAAAAATTAGATAAATGGTTTTTTTGTCTGCCTCGGTTATTTGAATCCTTGTTATATATTTCATGCTGTGTTCCTTGTGAGTGATTGCATAAGTATAAATCCATATTGTGAGCGAACAAAATAAGAAAGCGCCGGCCAGTAGGCCGGCGCTTTCTTATTTTCTGCGGTTGCGCCTGGCTATTTCATCCAGTTCGGACTTGGCGTCCTTCAGACGCTGCTCTGCTTCCCTGAGCTTTTCCTGCAGATGGAGAATTGTCGCGGCGAACTGGGGCAGCGTCTCGTGGGCTGCTATAATGAACTGCGTATCATCGAATCCAGGGGAGCTGTAATTTGAAACATTGAGCACGTCACCGTTGTGACGGGAAATAATCCCCCCTCCCCACTCGCCGGCCTTTCTGCATTCATAATGATGCCAGTTTCCGGGCGTTGCCTTCGCCATGGAGTTGATGGCCTGGGACAGCTCCGGGTACCCTGCTGTATCCAACCGAGTCGCTATTCGGACCAACTCTTCCTTATTCATTCTTTCCTCCGTCGAAAATTCCCAGCCGGCGCTTGATCTCTTCGACGAACGGCTCAGTGTTCGGCGGGATGCTCATGTCGTCTCCGCCGACGATGGCTTTGGCTTCGTCGAACGTCATAATCCCGTACCGCTTGCACTGATTGATCGTGTCCAAGACTCGCAGCCATTCGTGTTTTTTCATGGTCATGAATTTTTGAATCATTGTCCACTGGGCAGCTTTGTCGCCCCGCTGCGCAGCAAAGGCAGTTCTGAGGTCGGCGTCTATTTCATCTATTGTGAGTACTGGCATGATGATTCTCCTCATATCGTGATAGTTGTTCTGCGGTTACCCGCTTTAATTCCCCTCTGAGGTATTCGACGGCGGCCAGGGCTTCAGTCAGTTCGTTCGCCATTCGCGGGATATCTTGGCGCGCTGCGGCGATGAATTCAAAGTCCGGGCCGATCGGTTCTTGCGTGACGGACATCACTGGGCCGTTCGCGCTCATTAAGGTTCCCCATCGATTCCATTCCCAGGGGCGGGCCTGGGCGGCCATGGCGCGCCGGAATGCGTAGGCGGATTCTGGATGTGATTTCAGCAAAGTCTCGAAAATCTCTTTGTTGTTCATGATTATCCCTTTGAGCAAACCTTAAAGGTTATAGCCCAGACCCAGGGATTTGAGTCCCAGGGGTGCCGCTTAAAATTTATGTAATTCCACAATGCCTCGAAAGCTGCTCGCGGACAGCTGTATCTTGGCTTGGAGTCTCCGGGCATGTAATAGGCTTTATACCCCACATCAAAAGGGCCGGTTATTCCTTCGGCTATGGCGTCCAGAGTTCCTATATTGTGCAAGGGTTCGGTTCGGATGTGGACTATCTCCAGAAGTAATCGGGAGGCGTTTCGAGGCATGAAGATTGGCGATCTCCATGCAGTTGAAGGAATGAAGTCCATGTCGGCGCGGTAATAGATTTTATTGGGCGCTTCATCTGTCCAGCTCTCCCGAACCCACAATCTATCCCCTACATTCCCATAAGGGCAGCGGTAAGTTACCGGGTGAAAAATTCCCACCTTTCCACTGGGGGATGTTGGAACCCAGCCCAGCGGACCAGAGTATTCGATCCTGTCTATTCTGCTCCCACCGGTAGGGGATGGCTGGGGTTTCAGGACGCGCCGGGTTTGTGTTTTGTGGCCGGCCAGGATCGCCCTCACGCTTTCAGCTGTAAAAATAACGGGCCTTTCTTTCATTCTGCTCCTTTTTGGCAGTCTGTCGGTCTGTCGAGTCTGTCGGGCCGGTCAGTCTGTCGCAATTCTTGCCAATTCTGGCGTTATCACGCGCGCATTGTTCTCGTTCGCGTCTTTTCTCAGCCAACCGCGCGCTTCCCATTCGTCGGCCAGCCGGCGGGCTGGCTTTTGCCCGATTCCCATCCGGGCCTGGATATCTGGGATCGTCAGCCGACCGCCCCGCTCCGCCTGGGCCCAGGCAACCATCTCTCGTTCTGCCGGCGTCAGTATCCCCCTGGCGGCCACCGGTCCGATCTTCCCTGCCAGCTCCACTAAGGCTTCCTTCGGCAGGTAGAAGGCCTGCATCGGTCCCCAGCGATCGGTGACGGCAGTCCCTGGCCGGCTGGCAGCAATCCGGAAGGCGTCCTCGATTCCCATCCGGCGGGCGACCTCCAGGCTGCGGACGCGGAAGCCGATCACCGTGCCGACCTGATTCCTCACTTGGCCGACTACCTCTTTGCTGAAATCCTGGGCGGCGAAGATCAGGGTGATGCCGAATTTTAACCCACGCCATGCCAGTCGGGCGGCTGCTCGGGCCAACGTTCCGCGATATCCGCCGCCGGCGGCAACAGTGGCATTGAACTCGTCCAGGATGACGATGATCCTGGGTAGCTGCGGCAGTCCTTCGCGGGCGGCGACCGTATTGTATTCTTCCAGCTTCTCCGGGAAGCCGGGGGCAGATTTGAATAAGTTCGACCGGTTTTCGCACTCGGCCAGGGCGCACTCGACGATCTCCAGGGCTTCTTCCGCGCTGCCAGCGATCGGGGCCAGCAGGGCCGGGTTGCCTTCCAGCATAGGGAAAGTTGCGCCGTCTACATCAGATAATAGCAGCCGGCAGCCTTCCAGCAGGGCCTGATAGACCAACATGCGCAGGAAAGCGGATTTCCCGGAGCGGGTCATGCCGGGCACCATCATATGGCCCAGATCCGCCCAGGTTGCTTTGATGGTCCGGCCGGCGGCGTCAATGCCCAGCTGAACGGCTCCGCGTTGGAAGCCAGGGAAATCGGCGCGCTTGGGCAGCTGCGGGGGCGGAGAAAGCAGCACGGCGTAGCGCAATCCGGAAGAGTTGCTGAGATGTACCTGCCGGCCGCCGAGGTCGGTCGAGAGATGATGCAATAAGTCGTTGCTCATGTAGGCTTCCAGGCGTCCTACTTTCTGTGTGTCGATGGCGCCGAAGAGCCAGGTCATTCCGTCTTCCTCGGTCAGGGCCCAGTCGCAGAACTCCGGGGCCAGTCCTCGTCGGCTTAAAGTCGAGGGGATAACTTCCATAATGGCGGCAGCTTCGGCCTGCCGCGGGCGGGTTATTTCGATGGCGTTGGTCACGCTTCCTCCTTCTTTGATCTGAACCATGCGTCATACATCGCGTCCGCTTTCGCTCCGGTGAGCATGGCGCGACCAAGTCGGTTATTTGCGGCCGTCTTTGCTTTCAAGCTTTTGGCTTTTTTCATGTCGGCGTTCGCGGCTTCCATCTCTTTCAGGCAGGACACTTCGGTGGCGTGCCATAGGACTCTGGCGATGTCGCGCGGATGGACCGTGATGTAGTTATCCTGGATGAATTGGATGAGTTGGTCTTTTGTCAGATCGTTCAGGGTGAGCTTTTCGAGCGGCTTAACCATTACTTTTCCTCCCCGATGATTTCTCTGTCTGTGATGGCGGCGGCCAGGGCCTTCGGCTTCACATCGTCCAGCCAGCGGCGCACTTCAGCCGGCGGTACGATCCGCAAACCGGCCGGCAGCGGCCTGGGTTCGACGGGCTCCGGCTGCGGTTCGGCGGTCAACATTCGGGCGGCCTGGGCGACGCGCTTCTTCTGGGCTTCGCTGCCGGCCGGCAATCCCCGATGGGCCAGATCGACGGCCTGATCGCGGGCGGTGACCTGGGCCTGCCGATCCGGGTCGGCCAGGGCCGGCTGGCTCACGCTGTCGTTCATCAGGAGCGTAGCCGGGCCCATCGAGCGGTCGGCGTCGACGACGGCGATCCCCAGACGACCGGTCCGCAGGACCAACAGGGGGGCGTCGCCGCGCGCATCTCGATTGACGACGCGCAGCCGCATCTCCAGGGCTCCGACGAGCCGATACCCGCCCCACAAAATGAAAACTACGGCCATCGCCAGGATAGCCCAGGGGCCGAAGGCCTTCAGTGGGTAGATCATCCGCTCCCGCTCCGCGTCCAGCCGGGCCTTGTCGGCCTGGGCGGCCTGGACTGTCGCCTGCGTGCGCCATGCCTCGGCGGTCGCGGTTGCCTGCATTCCCCAGGCCATGGCTGTGGCTTGCGCCTGGGCGCGCAGGGCGCTCTCTGTTGCAGTAGCTTGGGCATGGAAGCGCTCCGCATCGGCGGTGGCCGTCGCCTGTTGGGCCTGGGAGGTCGCGGTGGCTTGCGCCTGCTGGGCCTGGACCGTTGTCTGCCATGCCATAGCGGTGGCCGTCGCGCTTTGAGCGGCGGCGCGTTCCTGGGCTTCCCATGCGCGAGCGGTAGCTGTCGCGTGTTGGGCCTGGGCCGTGGCCGTGCTGGCCGCATACGCAGCGTTGAGTGTGACCTGATAACGTTCGGCTCCTTGCCGGGCTTCGATCTCGGCAAGGTAGGCTTCAACCTGGGCGGCCGCAATGGTTGGCTGGAGATCCGACGAGGTAACCACTGGCGCGGCGGAGGCTGCGTACATCGCCGGCGAGCTGCCGGCGGCAGTGCAGGCTGTGGTCAGGATGAGGCCGGCGCAGATTGCCCAGGGGGCCAGGGAGCGGGCCTTCACTGCGGCCACCATCCGGCGGGGATAATCGGGGCTGGGTCTGAGTCTTCGACTTCCAGCGGGAGTCGCTCCCACTGGGCCTGCGTGCCGATCTGATAGCCGTCAGCGTTCCGCACGGGCGTAGCGATCGCGGCGCGCCGGCGGGTGTTCTGCGCCAGCAGCGCTTCAGCGGTCGGGATCTGGGTCCGGCGTTCCAGCTCCATCTGCAGCTTTGTCACCTTCCAGGCCAGGAATGCGACGGCGGTCGCAGCAGTTACGACAACGATCACCATGCCGATCGCCATGATCGTCACGCCGACCACCGAAGTCGTCTGGCCGGCGGCGGCGATCGCTGCCGCGTCGGCGGCGCGGGCCGTAGCCCAGGATTGCGAGATAAGAGCGCCGGCCAGCGTAAACAGAATGATGAAAACAGCAATCATAAAAATACCGCCCATAAATCCCTTAGGCATTCCGCTCCTCCTCTGCTTCCTGGATGGTGATGGTGACGCCGGGTTCGTCCCCGGTGAATTTGTCGGCCTGGAGGCTCACGACTTGGCAGTCGTCGGTCCAGGCTTTCCCGTTCAGGCCGTCCAGAACGGACTTGACCAAATTGTCCACATCGACGCGCCGCCGGTCCGGCAGCACAAAGATCAATTCGATTTTTACTTCCCCCTGGAAAAATGGGCCGCGATAGTAGGTCTTGACCAACTGCTCATAGTTGTGGGTTTTCCTGGGTGTGTAGACGTTCCCGTTTTTTCCGAACCGCGGGCGCTCTTTTGATATCGGCTTTCCGGGAACAAAGACCGTGTAAGCGTTGGTCACTTACTCTCCGCAACTTCTTCCAGGAATTTGCAGATGTATGCTCTCTGATCTAGAGTCAACGTGCTACCCTGGCATCCCTCAAGCAGACCAACCGCTTTATCGAGCAAGTCGGCCTTCCGCATCATGACTTCGAAGTGTTCGTCGATTTTCCTGCCATCGGGGCAACGCATGGTTTTCTTCATGTCCTCGAAGGTTTCGTTGCTGATATCCAAATCATCTTGAAGTCTTTGGGCTTTTTCTTTCAATGAATCACGCTCCGCGACAATTTGGCGGATTTTCACGTAGAGGCTTTCGCCTTCTTGTGCGCCAACGAGGTCGCGCAGGATCGTCAGGAAGTCTTGTAACAACAGCATTTCGGTTTCAGCAGTTAAAAATCCGTTCATTTCGTGACTCCTTTTAATTTTCGACCTGCGCCATCTCCCGCGCGGTCTTGGCGTATTCCTGCGCGGTGCGTTCTTTCAGCGGCGCGAATCCGCGCGCGGAAAGGATCTCATTCACTGCATCTGCGGTCATCTGCGCGCGCTGGCCGTTCAAACCGGCGCAGATTGCGCGCCATGCTGCGGGGGTGATGCGTGCGCTGCGCTCTTCTTGCGCCGGCTGCGCGGGGTCTGCGTTCGATTCGCGCTGATCTGCGGCTCGTTCGCGCTCCATGCGCAGTTGCTCGATTTCCTGCGTCAATGCGTCGCGCTGCTGCCGCGCTTCTTTCGCGGCGGTTTGCGCTTCTCGCGCTTCCTTGCGCGCAGCTTCGGCGCGGGCTTTCCAGTCCTGCTCCGCTTGCGCCGCGAGGCGCGCCAGTTCTGCGTCGCGCTGCGCGGCGGCTGCGCGGGCTGCGGCGTCTTCCTGCGCGATCTGCGCGCGCTTTGCGTCCAGATCCGCGGCCGCTTGCGCGATATCTGCGCCGGCCTGCGCGATCTGCGCTTCGAGGTCGCGCAGCTGCTGCGCCAGCTCGGTCCCTTTGCGCTCCAGGTCCTGGAGGCTGGCGGCGACGCTGCGGCGGGTAACGTTGCTGCGGATCTGGCCCATCAGCAACTCGTACCCGAGGAAAAGCGAGACCGGTGCAGTGCCGCCGATGACCCGGGCGAGCAGATTGTCCTGGGCATGCAGCACGTTGAACACGATACTCGCGGCAGTGAATAACCCGACCAATCCCCACTGGTACAGCGTGTGCTCCTGCAGGAGCGAGTTTCTCATCACGGCGAGGCTGGCCGTGATCATCGCGCCGTCGACGACCAGAGGAAAAAGCCAGGCCAGGGTCGGGCTGATGCCGTTGCTCAGGGCCAGCTGGTGCAGCGCTTCGTAGCTGAGCACGAACGCTGCGGCGGCCAGGAAGAAGACCATGCCGGCGCTTAACAGGGTTATTACGCGGATCTCGCGGGATTCAGTCATTTAGCACTCCCTCTCAGTTGCGGGTTTTGTTCGATGTGGATTTCGGCAATCTCATGGGCCGGCGGCAGATCAATATTCCGGCCGGCTGCGTATTCGATCGTCCAGGCCGTCAAGATCCCACGTGCCAGATTGATGATTTTCTTTTCCTCTTTCTGGTCCAGCTCTGCTCCCAAGGCGCGAAGTTCTTTGCAAACCGTGTTCCCATAAACCAGGGCCCGGACCGGAAGGTCTATCATATTCAGGGCTTGCTGTGCGTTCATCGTTTTCCCTTTCCTATCTGCAAACGTTTGCAGATACCTTTAGCGTTTTCACTGCGCCATTTCCATGTCGAAGTTTTGCAGCTGCTCGCCGATCGGCGAGGCGTTGCTGATTTCAGCGAATCTTCCCCAGAATAGTTCGGCGGTGCCGATGATGCCGGACCGGTTCTTTCGGACGATAAATTCAAGAATATTGGGTTTCTCGGTAGCTTCGTTGTAAACCGAATCCCGGTATACAAACGCGACCACGTCGGCGTGCTGCTCCAGATGACCGGACTCATATAAGTCGCCCATCTGGGGCCGCTTATCCTCTCGGCTCTCGACGGCTCTGCCGACCTGATGCAGGGCGAAGATTGGGATCTGCAGCGACGCCGACATCAGCAGCAGGTGCCGGGCCAGATTTCCCAATTCAATGTTCCGATTCTCGGCTTTGCGGTCGCTTTTGTCGCGTTCATCGTTCGCCAACAGGCCAAGATAGTCGACGACCAGGAAATCGACCGGCTTCCGGTTGTGTTCCCGGTAAATGGTCGAGCGGACCCTGCTGAGCGTCGATTGTTGCGTGATATCGTCGATTACCAGATCAAAGCCGGAGAACTCGTCCATGGCCTGTGTGATCGTCGGCCATTCGCTATCGCTGATCCAGCCTTTCTCAACTCGCTTCGAGTCAACGTGGGCGGCCTGACAGATCATGCGGTTGGAGAGTTTCTTGGCGCTCATTTCTGCCGTGATGTACAGGGCGCGTTTTCCCTGCCGGCAGATGTTGGTAGTCAGCTGCAGGGCCATGTTGGTCTTGCCCATTGAGGCTCTGCCGGCCAGGATAAAAAGGCCGGGCTTGATTCCGTCCAGCAGCATATCGAGCGCTTTTAGTCCTGTGGACAATCCGCGAACCTGCCCATACTGGAGCGGGTTCTGGTACCAGAATTCCACATCGTTGTAGAAATCCTGGGCGAGTTTTTCTGCCGTTACCGGACCGTTTTCCGGCTTCCCGGCGGTCATGATTTTCCCGGCGATTGTATTGGCGCCCGGCTCCGGGTGATTTTCATAGTCGTAGGCAACCTTCGCCAGATCTGTGGCGATGTTCAACAGCCGGCGGCGGTAGGACATTTCTGCAACTTCCTGGGCGTAAGACTCGGCGTTCAAAGCCGAAGGAACAGCGTTGATCAGTTGGGCAATGTAAGCATGTCCACCAATCGGGTCCAACTGCTCTTTTGCGGACAACTCGTTGCAGATCAGCAGGTAATCGGTTGACGGCTGACCGGCTTTCCAGAGTTTCATGATTGCCTGATAGACCCAACTGTGCTTTTGGAGGTAGAAATCTTCCGCTTTTACGATAGGATCGATGAGGGCGGCGCATCCAGGATCGATCATGAGCGATCCGAGCAGGGCTTCCTCAGCGTCGATATTTTGCGGGATGGATTCGGCTTTCGGCATTTTGTTCCTCCCTGGGAATCCTTTTATCTGAAGGTCTGACCGACCGGGGCGACGATCGCCGGCTTTTTGCTTTCCTGCTTTTTGACGGCTGGGATTTCTTTTCGGTTGTAATAATCGCGCATCCAGGCGATGTTATCGCCTTTCCAGCCCAGCAGCTTGCCAGCCTGCAGGATGCATCGCAGAAGGTCGAGATCGGTAAATCCGGCGACATTTTCGTATTGATATTCGGGCAGCCTTTGCGGGCTGTAGATTTCGTTGATAATGGCGACGGCCGGCGGGGCCTGGACTGAGGCCGGGGCTTTCCCACGTTGCTGGCCGGCGGTGGCCGGCTGCGGGGCCCGGGCGAGGTTTCCGGCTTCCGGGTTCTGGATGCATTTCTTGATCCATCCCCATCGATAACCTTTCCCTACAGATGCCCTGAATACGGCTTCCCAGCGCTCTGGATCGTCACAGGTCTTGATCAGATCAAGGATGTCTTCGCGGACGAACGGGGTAATCATTCCAATTTCCTGTTCGTACATTTTGGCGATTTTTCCGACAATCTGATTTCCCTGGGGATTCTCAGGCGGCGTTTCTGGGGTAAGAGGTTTTGAAGGTAAAGTTTCGCGCGCGGGCGTTTTTTCTTCTCCCTCTTCTTCTCTTATACTCTTATTAATATAATTATGTTTGCGATTTTCCGCTTGCGGTTTTTCCGCTTGCGGATTTTCCGATTGCGGAAAACCGCAATACGGTGAAGCATTCATTTCCGGCTCCGGCGGGGTTTCTGGGATATAATTCGGGTCGAAGTCGGGTTCGGCCGATGTATTGTCCCAGCTGGACAATTCGAGCGGCTCTCCCCAAGGGAGATTTTCCACCTTGGCCTTGCGCTTCTTGCGGCGCTGGTCCGGGCTGCTCCGCTTTTCCTCTGGCATCGGTTCGCTGTAGACTACGATGTCGTATCTGGAGAATCGCCCCTTTTCGCGGACTTCGATCCGCACCATGTACCCGGCCAGCTCCAGCTCTTCCAGAGCGCTGCGGACAGCGGCTGATCCGTCTGGAGAGCGGCGGATCAGGTCGGTCAGGTTGATTGTCCAGTTGTCTGGGCGGCTGAGGCAATACGCCAGGATTCCCTTTGCTTTCCAGGAAAGGGTGGCGTTCTCCAAAATAGCCAGGTTAATCATGGCGAAGGGGATAACTCCCCTTTCTACTCGGACCATGCTTTTGTCGTTCATCACGGCTGCTCCTGTATGGATTCGGCTCTGGCGTCTATGTCCAGGGCTACAGATAGGCAGGCTTGAGCCGTCGCGAGTTCTTCTTCGTCGGCGCTCATACACCAGTTTGCGGCTCGACTCACCAGAGCCGCGGCTTCCAGTCGTGCCGCAGGATTGCCGGCGACGATCATATCGTCGATCCTCAGCGTATCCTCGGCGCATGCCTGTCCCCGATCGGCTACTGCAGCATAGGCTTCGCCGGCGCATGCCGACGCGATGACCAGCAGCAGACCGACCGCCCAGGCCGGCTTTATCATGCGGCTACCTCACCGATCCACTGCCGGTTTTCCCGGCGGATCTGGACCAGTTGGGCGCGGCAGTGACGGGATAAACAAACGCGGACGTCGTGCAGACCGTCCGTCGTCTTGATTGAGCAGCTGCCGCAGAAACCGCCGCCGCAGGCGACGCATTTGTGAAGGTGGGAGCGGGTTTCCTGACAACTGTTGCAGGGTTTACGGTTTTTATTGATCGGTTTTATCATGGCTCCGCTCATTTTCGAACCATTCCGCAGATCCAGATATCGTCGCGGTTGACGATGCAGAGGCCGAAAATGCGGAACTTAACGGCGAGGATATGCCATGGCTCCCACACATCTGAAACGCAGTAACCACTGGCTCCGCTGGGGATGGTTGACTTCTTCGAGGTCCCTGTGGCTACGACGATTGGCTTGATCGTGTAGACTTCTTTCCCTTGCATTTGCTCGCCGGCTGTCCAGTCTGCCATCCCCCTACTCCTTTCGTTTTGTTTTTTGGTGCCGAGCGCCGTATTCATCGGCGCTCGGCTCTCCCTGATAATCCGTTACCATATTCAATTGTAGGTGGGCGTCAGTCTTCCCTGACGGAAAGGCTGCCGGCGATCCGAGCCGGTCTCGGCGGGGCGCTGGCCCGTCTGATTGCGTTTTCTCCCATCTGTCTGCGGTTGCCTCTCTGCGGCCGGCGGTTGGAGCACCGGTGGCATTCTGCGTTTGTCCTCCCCGCGGGGCTGAGCTTCCAATTGTCCCAGCCCCTTTGCCCAAGGAGGTTCCGGGTGCCGTGTGCCCGGATTAGAACCTGTGGGAATCGGACCCACTGCGCTGAGTCCCACCAGGGAATCAGGTTCCAGAAGATCTACTGACTTTTACTGTGCCTCCCCAGCGCCGGGTGGCATTGCTGTTGTGGCGGGATTTCCGCGTATCGAGGACTTTTCCCTCGTCGATCAATTCCTTTGCTCCATCCTCGGAGATATAGCCGGTTTTAATCCAGATCTCCAGGGTGTTTGAATCGCATGCGTACTGCGTAGTGTCGCTAGTCGAAGATCGCGGCATTGGTGCCTCCAGGCGCGCTCGCGCGGGATGTGTGCTTTTGGGGGCCGAGGGTGTCCATGCGGCGCTTATGTTCTTGGAGATCGGTTTTGTTAACGAACAGGAAGCGTCCGCGCTTCATATGGCGGATTTTGTTCTGTCCGGCCAGTTTGTGGAAATACGGGATTGAATAGCTAAATTCTTTTGCGGCTTCCTGGGTGGTAAGCCATTCCTCGTTACGGTCCATCGTCTCGTTCAT